TGCTTAACCAGCTCTGACTGTTGATCCTTATCAGTTGTCGCCATTACAGACTCCCTAAAGTGCGTTGTGCTGCTTCTTGCAGCGAAATAGCAGTGTCTTCCTGCTCCTTACGTAGCCGGTCTGCATCAAAGCTAATCTTTGCAGTGGCAATACGTTCTTTCGTGAGGTTGTCCTCAGCATTCTTGGCTATGTCAATCTTCTGCTCGTCTTTCTTCAGAGCAATGTCAGCCTGATCTCGTGCAGCTCGACGCTGCGTCTCAGCCAGCGACGACTCTAGTACCGCCTGAGCCTGCGGGTCAGCCAACAGACGCTTCTGCATCTCAGCCTGCGCCTGCGTCATCTGCTGCAACTGCTGGCTCAACTGTTGCATTATCGGCATCACCTGAGCAAACACCTGCTGGCTGTCCATCGCCACGTGCTGAGAAGCCACAGCCACCGTCCGATCAATCTCTTTCGGCGCATCAATCTCTGCGTACTTGTTCAGCTTGATACTTGTACCAGTTGTTGCATATTGATTAATCTGGTTTGTGTACCAGAGCATCATGTGCTGCTTGCAGTGCTCGATCACCTGCGGAATGAACTTCTGAGCGAACAGCGGGTTGCTGCCAAAGATCGGATCCTTAGCAAAATCTAAATGCGTTTGGAGGTGCGCTAGGTGGTCTTGGCGGGGATAAGCGAACGCAGGCTTCCCCAATGCCATCGCGGCGTTTTCGTCGCTTGCAGCGGCCTCTATGGGCTTCGCAGCGGTAGGCATGAGCTCGTTTACGTTCGGAATCTTTGCCTGCCTTAGAATCCGCTGGATCACCGCAGGTGGGTCAAACAACTGTGGGTACTTATCCATCAGCGAAATGACCATCTGGGTCTGCGCCATACGCTGGGATTCGCTAAAAATATGCGGATCTGACACCGGAATAACGTCTGAGTTCCGGTTAAAGTCCTCTCGGCTAATTTCTAAGTCGGCAACAACGTCACCTTTTGCCTGATCGTCCAGATACCAGCGGTTAATCCGACCCAAAATCATCAAAACGCGCTTCTGTGACTCATGCAAACGCGCATGGATCGCCGAAAACACCGACGCGCCTTGCTCAATCATCGCCAAAGTCGTGCCGACAGGCGCTTGTGAGCTCACATCAGCGATTTTTTCCTCAGAAGTGGTAATCACGCCCTTCGCAGCGTTCGTCAACCACCCCAAAAGCTCAAAAAGCACCGGACTTGGCGGGTTAAATGGCAGCGGCATCGCTACTTTGCGGATGTCATCCACCCCCGGAGCCGCTTCAATCTCCTTAACCTCCGTCACTTCGATCTGATCCGACTGTCCAGAGACCTTCGCCCCCTTCAGTTTGATCATCGTCGCCGAGTTATTGATGTGCGCGGTGTCCAAAAGCGCTCGTAAAGCACCCGTCAACGCCGCAGACAGGCCACCAATCAGGTGTGGCAGGCCAATCGCATACGCGCCACGCCAAGGAATGAACTTAAACTCGACGATCCAGTCCAACTTGGTCATCGTCTCGTCGCCTTCTTCCCAGTTGCGGTACAAGCCCACCACTTCGGCGTCCAACTCGTCGATCATCAGGATGTACGGAGCCATCTTGCCCTTGGTTTTCGGGTCGTCTTCAAGCTCCAAATGGGTGTAGCAGTGGTAAACACGACGCACACCGTCAACATTCTGCCCCGGCTTACGCCCTTCAATCTTGTTGTTCGCCTTCTCAGGGCCTGTCGGCTCAGGATCAAGACTCGCACCAATCAAACTGATGTCTTTGTACAGCCCGCGATCAACACGCGAATTGAACTCGTACTCCGTGATGTCCATCATCTCGGTGGCACGCTGCGCTGTGTAGAAGTTCGAAGCAGCAAACGGCAGCAGAATGTTGTCAATCGGCACGAATTCAGCACACGGACGCTTCTTCTGCTCGTCGTACCACATCTTCATGTACTGTGAGCCACCCATCGGGAGCTGGGTAAACATCTGCTCTTGCTCATCCCGGTACTCTTCGATCTGCTCAGTCAACTGCCAGTTCATGTAGTCGCGCTTGCGCTCAGCTCTGTCAGTCTTCTCTGGGGTCACTTCACCAATAATCTTCGTGCGAGTCGGGCCATCAGGTGGGAACAGCTCTTTGATCGCCCGCGCAGCAAAGTCCACACAGGCTTCAGCCATCACCGGATGCACTACCCTAGACGCGCCTTGGAAGTTCGCACCGCCCGGCGCATCGTTCCCCAAGCCTGTACGACGCAATCCGTCCTCGTACTGCTTGTCGCGCTCTTTGCGATCCTCTTTGTCCTTCTCAAACAGGTCGAGATACTTACTCGCCAAGACCTGTAGATCAAGGTCGTTCATGCTCTCAGCGAGGTTTGCGTAGAACTCTTCGTCTTCCTCGGGGCCTTTGAACTCAGACTCGCGGACAATCGCAGAGCCATCCTCTAGCTCTTCAACTTCCAACTCATCGTCTTCCATATCAACTAAAGCACCACCGTCTTCAGTCTCCGTGATCCCCGCGATGAAACGACCAAACTCAGGGTCGATAGGCATTTCAGGCATGATGCTTTCCTCTAAATTGTGTGCTCAGGAATGATCCGACCAGAATCAGTGATGTCAGGATCAGTGTTAAATACGCCGCCACCGAAGGCCATCTTGGGCGGCTTGAAAGACTTTATGGCTTCAAGGACGCCACGATCAAATTCACTCAATCCGTTGGGATCCATGCGGGCCGCGCGCCTGAACCAGTCCACGACCTGCGAATCTACCGGACTCTCGCCCAACTGCGCCATCTCACCAAGTTCAGATTTCCTAATCATTTTGTCGCCAATGCGCACCAAGTCGGTGTAGTTCAAGTCGCCGATCTCCGGTGACCAATTACCCTGACGCACGAAATCCGCTACATACGGTTGGTAATCGGGAGCGGGAGCCTTGTTCTGCTTGCCCTTTATCTGAGTGATGATGGCAGGCGGTTCGCCGTACTTCTCAAGATATGCTTGCTCAAGCAGTTTGTTATATTCGCTATAATTTGCCATTGCCTGCTCTTGCGAACCGCCGAAATGCCGCTCTCTGATCGGCTGACCAAGCGCTGCATACTCCTTATTGGGCAAGCGATTGATAATCCCGCTCAAATCAGGTGTCTTCACTTCCACCGTCGCATGGGGCTGGCCTTTATCATCGACCAGTGAATAAACCTTCGCCCGACCGCTCTTGATCGCCTCCCATCCACCGTGACCATAGCTTTCATGCCCAGAGTTACCCGAGGCCTCTACCCAATCGGGATGACCTTTAGGCGGTTCGTAACCACGCACAGAATGACCCATAGCATCTGATTCAGCAGCGAACGAACCCGGCTTATTCAGCTCAATCCATTTAAAACCAGTGTTGTATTCTTGGTGTACCGGCAAGTCAGAACGAGCTGCCGCCTTTGAAGCATTCATCTTGGCAGCCAGATCATCATCGTACTGCTGAGTGCGCCGCACCGCCTGCTCCAGTGATAACTTAGATAACTGCTCAGGTCGAATGCGACCCGTCGCTAAATCCTCGGAGAGGACGTCAAGCATATGCTCAAATTCGAGCCCCTTGAGCGATGGCGCGTACAAATTTGTCTCAGGGTCTAACTTCTGAGTCCACTCTGGAAGGTTTAAGCCGACTCGGTTGCGAGCCGTAAATCCTTGACCCGCTTCCGTAGTATTTTTGAATGGCATCCCAGTAGCAAAATCAGTCGACACCTCCACCGCCTTACCAAGCGGAGTGGTGGCTAGTCCTTCGCGTGGGAATCCCAATGTTTCCCGCACGTTGGCAAGATAGGGTGTTGTGGCCTCTCCGAATTCCCCTACAGCGGCTATTTCTCGCATATGCGGTGAATGTGAAATACCTTGTTCCGCTAACCGTACCAACGGGTCGTCGGGCGTACCCATATCGCGGATTAAATACTTACGTAGTGTGGTGTCGACCCACTTGTTGAGCGAAACATCTTTTACAAGAGTGTCTCGGAGATCAAGCAAGCGCTGATGATAATCAGGCGTCAGACCTTCGCCACCGGGATAATTAACCAATGCTCGGTCTACGTCTTCGAGCTGCTGTTCTGCATTCTTTCGGGTTAAACTAGCCGGTTGCCGCTTGAGCGAACTAAGCTCTTTCGGCAGATGTTCGGTGATCGTCTGCGCACCAGTGGGCTTGACCACGTTCATACGGTACGGTTCCATGCTTTTCTCAAGCGCGAACTGCGTCATCTCTTTCGCCGTCGGTGCCAATGCCTTACCCGTCTTCAATGCAGCCATGCCAGTAAACGGTGCAGCTACAGCCGCGCCAGTCTCAAACAACGGGCGCTCAGTGCCTGTGGTTAGCCCTGACTGCTTCATCAGCTCTTGTGCCGCCTCAGTGCCATACGGCTCATTAGGCGTCAGCGGGAACGCAGGTGCATAGCCCATCGGGGGAACCTTCTCAGGCCCCGTGTCCATCACCGACGCAGGCTTACGCATCCCCGGAATCTTCTTCTGCACGTAGTCCAGCAACTCACCGCCCATGCCTAGAATGTCAGCAGGCGCACCGGCATACATCGCCACAGGGCCACGCATCAAAACATCCTGCACCGCACCCGGCTTCGACATCGAGCGTTTCTCTTTCTCGAACTGCCGCTTCAATGCCTCTAGCGCGTCTGTAATCGGCTCAGGGATCTTCAGCGGGGCAGGGCTGAACATCCGCTCTTCTTCTTCCTCTTTTTTGAGCGGGAACGTCTGGCTAACCTCGCCGCCCTTCTTCATCTTGTGGTTGTGCTTAGCCACCGCCCACTTCAGCATGTCGTCCAGATTGGCAGGGCCACCGTTCGCCTTACGCACCGCCTTCTCAAGCAAGCGGTCAAGGTTGATCGGGCCACCTTCTTTCACGCCAATCAATGCACGCGCATCGTTTAGGACGTTGGTCTCTAGCTGATCGCGCCAGTTCTGTGGGGTGACATCGTCAGGGAGTTCGTAGTTCACAGACCCTCCATCGGCCTTCGGTACCGGATGCTTCAAGCCAGTCGGGTCAGCATACGGGCTCTTGCCCTCTTTCTTGCGGCGCTCAGCGTGCTCAACCGCCTTGCGGAAAATCTCATCGGTCGGGGAGTTGCCAGCCAGCAGGTGCTCAATCTCTTCTTTGGATAGCGTCGGCACTAACAGCGGGAACTCGCCGCCCTCATTCTCAGCCGACATCTCGGTAGCGTAGCCATCGCTTGCAGGCAAATAGCCAAAGTAGCCCGAGCCTTTAACGCCCTCGCCACTGTGTCGCATCCCGTGAGGCGCTAAGCCCTCTTCGGTCTCGCGCATCGCTAAGCCGCCTTTGGCTTTAGTGATGTCAGGGTCGGTGATGTCATAGGTGCCACGGTTGCCAATGGCTGACTTGATCTTGCGCGGATCAAACACGCCAAGGTTCTTTCGACCCGACTCCTTCATATACATCCCGTCAAAGCCAAGATGTTTTGCCGAATCTATGACATAAGGGTCTTCAATAACATCCCACATCCCCGAGCGCAAATAAGAACGAATACTCTTTTCTCCGTCTCTTATCCATCCCGGCACATCAGAACCCCCATCGGATAAATAAGACAAGTCTCTTGTCATCACATCTAAATGATCAGCGTTTTCAAAATCAAATGGATTGCGTACCTGCACGTGAACTGGGTAGACAGCGCCCGACATGAAATCAGCGTCTTTTGCGTCGCCTGCATACATGTTTGCAAATTTCGGGTCTGATGATAAATATGTCATCCCCTCTTGACCTGCCTGAAACTCACTGATGCCCTCACCAGTAGGAGGATGCTCGGGGTCAAAAGTTTTAATGCCGGGCTTGTAGTGACGAGTGCCGTGATACATGACGCCCTTCTCTACGGATGGCTCAAGGAACTTCTGCTTGCCAGCCCCCCTGAGCTCAGCCTCGTACGCCGCCCTCTGCTCAGGCGTCATCAATATCCGCCTCGCCTCAGCTAACGCCTTCTTGCCTTTCTCCTTCGATACCTGAGGGACTTTATATGCCTCCCTCTTTCTCCGCTCGATCTCCTCCAACTCGGCGACCACCCGCGCCGCTGTCTCAGGGTCAACCTTCGGGAAGTTGTCCATTAGCTCCTGAAGACGCAGACGAGCAGCATCAGTCGTCTTGTCAGCAACCTTGCCAGCTCCGGCAGCTTTCTTCAAAGCCCCGACAATTTTCGTTGGATTAACCATCGCTACACCGCATAAGGATTACCCTTCTTGCGTCCGTAATATTCAACTTCCCGATCTTCCTCAACGTATGGGTCAATGTCAAGGAAACCCGCATCCCTCAGGTACCGTAGTGCTTGCGTGCAACTGTCTACAAAGTCATCGTGCGTTGACTCAGGGAAGCTGCAAATCTGACTGACGAACCCTTCAGCCCAGTCACGCACGTAGCCCTTCTTCACCGTGCTCTCAGGAATCCACACCCGCTTGTGCGAGATGATGTTCGCCACAATAGACAGCCGCTGTATCTTGTCAGCCTTGCCGGGGTTGTACGCCCTGACCGGCAGGTGCGCCCGCTGTAAGTCTTGGATCAGGCTAATCCCAGCAGCCTTGTCTTCAATAAGGACAAGATCCACCTTCTTTCCACCGACAAAGTTTCCTCGCTCTTCATCCTCGGGGTCAGCCCCATACGAAACTTTGAACTCCTCAAGAACCTTCGGACGGAGATCCGGGTACTGAAGACGGTCTTGCCACGCATCGATGAGCATGACAGACATCGGGCCGTCTTGAGGCTTAAAGACTCCCCAAGTGGTGGCGGCGGTTGGGTCATTGACAGTCTTTTCGGTATACGCGCAGTCATAGGATTGGATGATGTACTCGAACTTAGGAAAGGGTTTGTTCGCAGGCCACAGGCGGAAGTGCTCACGCTTGACCATCCCACCTTCTTCGGGGTCGATCAGCTCAGCGTAGATTTCTTGCCGCCCTAGCTTGGTGCCCTCGTACTGAAGAATCTGCTTCCTGAAGTTGTCCGCGAGATTGTCGAGGTTCTCGTAGGTCGAGGCGGTCACCAGCGCCACATCGTCGCCCGACCTGTCCACCAGATCAAGGATCAGATCCTTCGGCCTCGGGGTCGTGGTGCAGATCAACCTGACCTTCTTACCTAGACGCAGGCCGAACTGCATCATGTCCCAAGCGTCCTGTAGGTACTCCCAAGCGGCTAACTCATCGCACCACCCGCCATGAAACTGCGGGCCTCGGAAGCGTTCAGGCTCACTCGCCGGGATGCCTTTGATCAGGCTACCGTTGATCAGCACGAGCTCGTGGAGCGCCTTGTTGTAGTCCTTGATCAGCACACTGGGGATCACTGAGAGCAGGCCAGAGTCGCCCTCGAAGCAGGTCGAGCGGACATCGGAGGAGGTCGGTGCCGCCACAACCCAGCGGGTCTCAGGATGCTGCCACGCCCACCAGCCAAGCTGCTCAGCAGCCGTGCGGGTCTTGCCAGCGCCTCGACCAGCCAGCAGCAGCCAGATGTCCCACCAATCGCCTGCGGGCAGGATTTGATACTTATGGGCTTTCAGTAACCAGTTCGTGCGCCACTCGAATGCAGCCCTGTATTCAGCCGGTAGCTTGGCGTACTGCGCCCGGGTCGCAGGGTCTTTGAGGATTTCAACGAGGTCGCTCATCGCCTGATCTTCAGGTAGATCGCCAGCAGGAACCCGGCACACGCAGCCTCAGGCTTACCAGCCACCGCGAACATCAGGGCTACGAAGACGGACAGGAACTCGATACAAAGGATAGCGATGTCTACACCATCCCAGAGCGCCTTCTCATGCTGGCGCTGGGCTAGAGCGGCTTTGCGCTCGGCAATGCGGATTTCGAGGTCGTGGATCACCAGAGTCGGTGCTTGCACCAAGTGCGCGTCTCGTAGATCGTAGCGCTGCACACAGGCTTGGCAGGCAGATCAAGAGTCAAGACGGCGGCGTAAATAGATAGGATCGCAACAATCCCCCAGTAGATAGCTAAGATAGGCCCAGTCATTCCCCACCCTTTCTAATCATCGCGGCAATAGCTAAAGTCCCGTAGCCCTCAGCTCCTAGCTTCTCCACCATCAGGGCACAGGCCTCGCGCTCAGCCATCACCGCAGAGTCAACAGGAAACCACCAGCGCTGAAAGGCCTCGTCGAGGACTTCGTTCAGCTCGGCTCTCTCTTGCTCGGTCATCTCAGCTCCCGCACCTTCTCAGGCTCGTCGTGCTTCTGATACTTGCTCTGGGTCTTCTTATCGAGGCAGGCCTTGCATATCCACCGCTTGATCTTGCCCCGCTGCTGCTTCTCGCCGCCTTCTTCTGCTCTAGTGAACTGGCAGCTCGTACAGAATCTCATTTTGATTGTTTGGTCAATTCTATGTTCTTCAGGACGGCATCAAACACGCTGGTGTCTACCGTCATCGCCAGTGGGTTCTCTGCGTCGCCTGCGAGGATCTGTCTCTCGCCATACACCTTCGGCAGGTACTTAGCCGCCAGCCACTTGCGACCATCCATCCTCAGGCGCTTGTGGGCGATGCTGCCACTGTCGTACTTCTTGTTGCCATGCTCATCGTGGATGGCTAACGGCTCTTCATCAATGATCTCTGCGATCTCTGCAGCGTACGTATGCGCCCCGTCTGAGCGGGCTGTTTCGTAAAGCTGACGAAACTCCTCATCCACTCTTAGCCATTTGTAAACATTGGTCAGCTCTGGCATGTGCTCGTCTTTAGCGATGCGGCTCATTGGCTCACCCTTAGCTAAGCGTGCACATATCTCCTCTACTAGCTCGGGAGTCTTTTTGCTTGGCCTGCCGATCTTCTTTCGGGGCTTTGCTTGCTCAGCGGAAACAGAGTCAGACATGTTCTTTACTCTCTGTAGACTTGATGACTGCATCAACTTCTTTGGTTAGCTCTTCCAACGACTTTTTCAGCTTGTGCGCGAACTCGTTAATTTTGTGCGGGAAGCCATGCTTGTAACGCTGATGGTACCGTTTTAGGCTATTCGCTATCAGCCAATCCAGACCGAACTCAACCTCAATGCTCTCGCCTACGTCGAACCAGAGGCCTACCGCGACAACGACATCATCCATGTTTTCATACACACGGAGGTCAACATTCGGGCCTTGTTCGTAAATGCGATCCTCAATTTCCTCAAATATATTTCGGCGCAATTGAGATTCAAATTCTTTAACAAGGATACGGGTGTCGCACCAGCTACTTCCCTCTAGGTTAAAGTGACTGATTGTTGGCTTTAACATCTTTCCCCCTTACAGGTAGTCGATTATCCGAATAGCTTCTTTAGGAACTCGGCTGCGGCTCCGGGGCCTAGCAGCACCATGATCATCACGCCATAGATCAGCATCTCTATGCGCTGCATTCTGGCGTCGCCCTTCTCTAGCTTCTTCTCGATGTGCTCGTATCGGGTGTTGGATACGGCCTCATGTACTGCGAAGCGCGTCTCTAAATCCTTGTCCATCTCAGTCATAACCTCGGATACTGCCGCCGCGCTTTCTACCTGCGCCCCCAGACATTCCAGAGCCCATCACTGTTTTCAATGTTTGACCAAAAGTTCCGCGCCCAGCAGAGGGAGGCGCTTTAAAAGTATCACTCATTGTTGTGTCTTTGATACCACCTTGAGCTTTAATACCCATCAAATTCTTTTGCACTTCGGGAGTGATGCCCTTAAATGCAGGCGTTATCGGCTTACCACCTAATGGTTTAGTTGGCGCGGTTAACGATGGAGGCGTACCAGATGAAGGCTTTCCACCTATTGTGTTGACTCTCTCAACTACCCTTGGAGGCATCGGCGGCGTCCTCATAGAACTAGATGGAGGCGTACCAGTTACTGGACTGTTTTGTAGTCTACTTGAAGGCAGACTCATAGAACTAGACGATGATTTACCCGGAATTTTTGAAGGCCCCCCTTTCGGTTGCGATGGAGGCTTAGACAACACGGGAGGGGGTGGGGTTTTAGGACGAGGGGATGCCATGTCAATTCTCCTATTTAATCAAAACCACGCAGTGTTTTGGCTAGTCTGGCACGTTGACCTAACTTGCCGGGTTTCTTTGCAGCACTTTCTAATTTCTTTGCCGGAATCTTTTTCCCCTCGGCAACACCTAAAGACTTACGAAGCGCTCCCGGCTGCTTGATCGCTTTCTGTATCCACTTTTCCGCCATCTTGAATCTCCGGCAATTGAGGTAGCGCCTGCTCCCGAATATTGGCGATCATCGCTGCGCTTTGGTTAAACGGGAGTGTACCCAGTAAGGTTAATAGTACGTTAACCTCATCTAGGTTGTAAAGCAGGGTAATTCGTATGTCTTTGTTTTCCATAGTCTCTCTCCTCTCTCGGTGTTGGGCTCGATTTGGTCTTCAACTAGGCAAACCGGAAAGCCAGAAAACGGCTTGCGTCAACATCCTCGATTGCTGGCTTAACACCCAACACGACTGAGGACTGTCGCGTTCCCCCGTATTACCGGAGGCAATCCTCATGCGTGTGGGGTGTCGGTACTCGCTGCGTCCAACAGTGCGAAGGGGAGAAGCCCTGCCAGCATCCGCTTTCCCGACTGGTATGGAGACCGACTCTTTCCGCAGGTTCCAGTCTACGGGGGCGGGGGTGGTGCCCAGCCGATCTCCATGCCGCTCGGTGCTGTACGCAGTCGGCTCAGCCGCCGTCCTTGACGTCTTCGTTGTTCATAGCCCTGCGCTGGCTCAACGAGGCGTCAGTCTACCTACTTTTCAGCATTCACGAGTTTCATCGCGTATTGGGCTATCTCTCGGATACTCGCCGAGCAAGTCCCGTCCTCAATGATGTCCTGCATAGCGTCCATCAAGATCATGCGCTTGCAGTGCTCATCATATGCCGCATTCACTACCGTATTGAATTGAGTTTCAATTCTGTCAATTACCTGTAAGTTATCCATGTTTTTTCCTTTTGTTAATCCATACCTCGTTGAGCCACGCCTTGCCGTGCCGCACCTCACCTCGCGGAACCGTTCTTTATTCCTGCGATATGTCAAACTTAACAACATTGAAACGACCAAACGTCGGACGGAAGTCGCCAATCCCAACTAACCGCCCAGCCATCGACAAGGTGTCCTGCAGCCAGAACTGGTCAATGTATTCCGGCACCAACACCATCAAATCAAAATCCAACCGGTACCCAGCAGACATCGCAGGACGTACTCGGTTCACGCCCGCCCGCTGAATCACCACTCGCCGCTTGTCCTCATAATCCCAATCCTTCTTGCCAAACGATGACAGATTGGTAAGGCTAACAACACCCGCTTTGGTCAAGTCCATCGCGCTCTTTCGAGGGCTTCTGGGGTCTTGCTTGTACTTTGCCGCCAGAATGACCGACTGCCGCAAGTATTCACCGGGACAGCACAGCTCACCCTTTTCATTACGCCAAACGTAAGACTCAATGTCATCCGTCTTTTTAGCTGCTGAGTTCTTTGCTGCTTTTGCTTTGGTCTCAACCGCCTCGCAGTTCCAACGGTGGAACAAAAAGTCTGCGCTGCCCTCAATCGTGACATGCGCCATATACGGCAAACCATATTCAATTGCTGCTTCGCCGCCATTGGTCACTTCTGCTACTTGTTTTGCTTTTGCCATTTCTCTCTCCCTAAGTTAAAAAAGCCTTACCCGATCATGCCTCGCTGAACCACGCCCGACACAACCACGCCGTGCCATAGATGCTTACGCATCGCATAGCAGACTCATTGAACCTGCTATACGCTGCCGAAGCAGACCCATACCCATCCATACCAAACCACAACACACCCAACCCGACCTAACCGCACCCAACCCATCCAAGCCGCTCCATGCACAACCGAACCGACCCCTACCAAACATCGCACAGAACCCTCATCGAAGACCCTGTACGCTGTTGCCAGCCCATACCCAACCGTACCCTACGACACCACGCCATTGCCCGCCGTGCCGCGCAACGCCCCACCACACCATGCCGGACATCGCACAGAAGCCTCGTAGAAGCCGCTGTACGCTGCATAGCAGCCCCTCGCCCAACCTCACCTCGCCACGCATCGGAACGCATCACCAAACCCAACCCCGCCACATCGCACCAGACCCAGCAGTTCCTCGACATACCCCAGCTCACCCCAACACGCCACACATCGCACAGAACCCTCACAAAAGATTCTGTACGCTGCATTGCAGCCCTTACCTAACCACGCCGAACCAAACATCGCCACGCCAAAGCGGATACTGCCCAGCCATGCCTGACCATGCCCCACCTCATCTAAATTATTTTTTCCACCACCCATAAGATTGCCAAAGTCACAATCAAATACAGGTAAAAGTATTTCATTTGCATTTCGCTAATACATTGCTGACAAGCTGGGCTAACTGCAACGCTTCAGGAACACGCCCATCAAGCCCTTTAAACGAGCCTAGGAACGCCTGAACGTCCTCAAGCACCCTGACTACCTCTTCGCGTGGAAAATCGCTCATATCCTCTCCCATGACCTCCCTGAGGTGCTCTATGGCCTCCTCAGGGGTTGCCCCATATCCGCAGTCGTCCTCAGCACACCCGCCCTGAGGTACCGCAATGAAGCGGTACTGGGCTAGGTTCAAAGGGTTGTAGGTTTCCCAGACCTCGTACATTAGTCTTCTCCGTAGCGGTCGTCGTACATTGCATCGAGCCGGGCTTCCTCGCGGTCTTCATACCGCTCCAGCTTAGCGATGGCGGTCTCCAAAGCCTTGATCATGCGCTTAGCCTCGACAGGCGTGACGCACATGTAGCAGGAGCCGTTAGGTACGTGCATGTTGACCCAGACGTCCTCGCCCTGCGTGTCCACCCAAATGGTTTGATGGCGCTCTGCACCGTTGATTCGAATTGATTCCATGTTGTTCCCCTTGAGAGGCCGGGTTTCCCCAGCCTTGTGAATTAGAAGTTGTAGTCGTATTTCTTGCAAGGCTTGTCAGCCAGACCGTACCGCCCGCCGTGGGCATCCTTCCAGCCGTTCTTACCAAGGCGGATGCGCTTGATCGGCGCTGTCTCGTCGCTGGTGATGATCCACTTCTGCTCATGCTGGTTCGAGCAGTGGGCGCTGAAGCCGCCAACGTGGAACTCCAGCTTGACCGACTCGTCGCGCTCGGCTTTCATGGCGCGGATCTCGATAGTCTTTTCGCTGACGATGCGGATAACTTCGTATGGCTCAACATCGCTGTACATGTAGTGGTTTGCGTAGTTCATGTTTATCTCCCCCTGATTAACGTGAAGTAACTTTGACGCTGAAGACTGCGGAAGTCTTGGTGTAGCCAGCAAGCTGCTCTTCGGTGATGCCCAGATCAGCAGCCAGACGCTTCCAGTCGATGGTCGAGCGGTTAGCCTCGACGACGGTGGCTTTAAACAAGGAACCCTCGAAAACCTTGGAGCCGCCGGGTGCAGTGGCTGCGTCCTTGAGGTCAGCCTTGATAACTTCAGCCTGCTTTTCCAGATCAGCGATCTGTGCCAGTAGTGTGCCTAGTGTGTCGATGGTGTTGAGATCGTTCTTCATGTTTCGCTCCGTTCGCTTCCTGACCAAAGTGTCAGTGGTGTAATCGTAGGTTAAACAATTGGGGGCGTCAACCCCCTTATGCAAATATTTTTAAACTTTTTTTGGGCGCTGGATGATTGTCTGTTTGACACCGTCGCGCTCAGTGTGATCAGCAATGGTGGCCTTGATGTTGATCGACTCATCTTTGTCGCCAATAAAGCCACCACGGTACACAACAACGTTACCGTTATTGCAACGAATGATGTTGATGAGCTTGATGCCAAAGTGCGTTTCGATTGCAATGACGCGCTCAATTGTGCCGCTGATCTCGACGCGCTCACCGATAGTGCCAAAATGAGCGCTAGTGGCGTTTTGCTGGCGCTTGGCTATCTCGGCATCAACCAGTGCAATTTGACGCTCTGAAGGGCTTCTGAAAGCCATCAGGAGGTCTGCCGCCATCCTATCCCAGAAGTCGGAGCCGTTGCCGGTGCAGAGAGTAGCAATCTTCACGAGGAAATCGGCGTGTTGAGCACGGTAAGCAGCCTCCTTCTCAGCCCGCTCGGCGGCAACTTTTGCTCGTTCAGCCTGATACATGGCCTGACGGGTAGCCTGACGCTTATCAGCCGCAGCGTTGAGCTTGGCAAGCTGCTCAACCGTGTACAACGGAGCGGTCTTTACGCTGGTGAAGCCGGTGTTGTGACATGCCCAGCAGTCAAAGCCTGTAAGGCTGTATGGGCGGTCATTGTGGATGCCCATGATCCACATGCGCTTGCCGTCAATCTCAACGCAGCGGTTGCAGGCAACTTTATAGGTGTAGGTGGGCTTTCCCTTGGCGCTCGTGTTGACTACGCCGGTATATTCGGTGCCGCTACGTGTAAACAGTTGGGTCATGATTCGCTCCGTTCGCATCCGATCAACTTGACCGTGAGACGGAGTTTCATCGCCTGTTAAACGATGAGTCAACCATTTTTTAAAATATTTTTTCCTCTTGCTCAATTGGCAACCCGTCACACAGCAGGCGCTGGATGGTCACGTTCAAGGCATCCAGCTCATCCATCTTGCGGATAGCCCACGCCCGCTTCTGCCCGTGCCAACCCATCATCGAGCCTTGGTGACAGTCGTAGCACAGGGCTACCGTGGTGTATTGCTGACCCTGATTGATGTGGTGGGCTGAGCTCGGGGGCGGGGCATTGCAGACCGAGCAGGGCAGGCTCTTAACCCTCTGGAGGTGCTTACGCTCTGCTGCGGTCAGCTTGTTGTTCATGCTTCTGCAAACATATCGATTTGAGGCGATGGCTCGGGCAGGGCTTTGGCAATCCGCTCATCTTGCAAAGCCTTGTAGTCCTCGTTTAGCTCACAGCCAAGATACTGCCGACCGTTTTTCAGAGCCACCTGAGCTGTCGTACCGCTCCCCATAAATGGATCAAGCACGATGTCACCCTCGCGGCTACCAGCGAGGATGCAAGGCTCGATTAATGCAGGGGGGAATGTAGCGAAGTGAGCGCCTTTATAAGGTCTTGTGGTGACCGACCATACACTTCGTTTATTCGCAGTTTCGTATGATTTTTCTAATCCAGAGTGAGGATTTAATCCACTGCCTTCATTGTGATACTTGCCATTAGACCTATTGCGCGTACCCCAATCTTGCTTTGCAGGTTCTTTTATAGCCTCGCTGTCAAAAAAATACCGATCCGACTTCGATAGCAGAAAGATGTACTCATGTGCTTTAGTGCAACGATCTCTGACTGACTCAGGCATCGGATTCGGCTTATGCCAGATAATGTCTTGACGCAGGTACCAGCCATCGGCACGCAGGGCGAAAGCCAGCATCCAAGGTATGCCGATGAGGTCTTTTGGTTTTAAGCCAATATCTTGCGCTTGCCTTGTTCCATGCAATGAACCAGCAGTTTTTTCCCGACCATCCCAATGTCTAGGCTGATCGCTTACTCGACCACCTTGCCGCGCATAACTATCACCAATGTTTAGCCACAACGTCCCGTCATCAGCCAGAACATCCTTGACGCAGCGGAACACCTCAACCATCGCCTCAACGTATTCCTCTGGCGTTTGCTCCAATCCGATCTGCGCTTCATGCCCATAGTCCCGCAGACCAAAGTAAGGTGGGCTAGTCACGCAGGTTTGTACCTTGACGCCCTCTTGCGCCCACCGACGCATCGTCTCGCGGCAATCCCCAAACTCGATGCGGTTCATATCGTCACCCTATCTATCGCCCGGTTACTAGCCTCTTGTGAGCGCCAGACCTCGACCCTTGCCTGAGCTGCGACCATTTCCCAACGTAACCGCTCTTCAGTCTCTACCGCTTCTCTCAAACCCTCTAACAAGGCGACGTATTCGTCATGGCTGTACGCTTCTCTTTCTTGCGCGTTCACCGCAGTCTCAAGGCTGCGTTTCATGAGGATTGCCTTCAAACTCTTTCGGTACTCTTCCATGTAAATTCTGTCGGCCTTGGCTTTCGCGTATATCTTGCCGTTGTCTCGGATGAAGTCTACTGCTCGGTTTGGGTCAATCTCTCGCTCCATGCTCTCTCTCCTTCGCTACTTTGTTTAGGATGTTTCTTATCTGCTGCTTCTCCACTTTGTACTTCTTCGCTAACGATCCTATCGACGCTCCAGACATCCACGCCTGATAGATTTCAATGTCTGGCAGTTGCATTTCTCACTCCCATCATCATGTCTGCCATATCAAAACAAGTTTCCGCAATAAACCTCATGTGATGCTCACTCTCTAAAGCCTCGGGTTCGACGTTACTTATGATCCCCTGTAAGGCAAACGCCGCAAACGCACAGCGCAACTGATCGTCATTATCAAACATCATCCCCATGCCCTCCTCGCGTATTCCGCGATTAATAATGCTTCCGCTTTACCGTGATCTTTCTTTAGCTTCAGCACCGCCTGCGGAAATGCAATCCTCGCTGCAGCCAGTGATTCATTCTTGTCTGATGTCAGGTTCATACTCTTCTTCCAGACCTGTGGAGTAACAAAAAAAATCCGGTCACACAACAGTTCACACACAGCACCAATAGCACCATAGGCACGCATAAACCTGCCCGTACTAGCGATCCCCTGCTTTGGCATCGTCCAAACCTGCTCCAGACAGATTGCATAGTCATCCCCCGGTATCGTCATGTCTAAGATCATTTGCTTCAAAACTCTCGCATCGATTCGGTCATCCACTGCAGCGATGTCATAAACAGCGATGAAGTTCCCGTCATGATCAACGGCACCAATGGCACCTGATCGTAAGCCGGGGTCAACGCCGATCCAGATCATTGTCTCTGTGATGGCAGGCGGTTCAGTATCTTCTTTGCCAGCTCAGTCTGACCATCATCATCAGCCAGCTTCGCGCAGGCCTCACGCTCAATCAGGATGGCGGTCTTCGTGGTCTCGATAGCCATCGCCATGATCTCAGCCTTGGCTACCGTCAGCGCCTCATCAAACTCAGTCTGCGTAAAGACTTGTACATGTCCGCTAGTTGCCAGAAAGTTTTTCTGGAAGTTACTCATCTCACTCATTTCCACTCGTCCTTTTGTCCTCTGTTCCCTTTATCCCACTGAGCTTTAACCAAAGCCCGGAGCTCGTAATCATCATGGTTCTTTTCCCACATTCGCAAAAACTCATGAGCTTTATTCCTGTCCGCAATCCGCATTCGGATAACTTCACGGACGAGACACTGGTGCTGAAATTCTGATACATACCTCAAAAGTCACCTTTAAAATCAAATGCCATAGCAACGCCGCCATACCGGTCAACAAACTGCTGGCTATCTTTGTGATACCACATCGGGAACCAACCCTCGAACTCTCCGTTGCGCTGCTTCTCGCACATCAATACGAGATCCGGTGTCGCTGGGTCAACGTCCTTACCTGACTGAATGTCGTGCTCCTTCTTTTTGTTTCGGTACACGAGGAACACATTATCCACTTGATCTGCAATCGCACCAGTACCCTTGATGTCTGTCTTGCTCGGCATGTTCTCTTCGTTCGATAGCTTGCGGATATGGTGGACAAGGTGAACGTGAATCTGATGATCCCGAGCCAACGCGCACAGCTCATCAACGAAATACTTCTGCTCGTTGTATGCGTCCTCCGCAGCAACACACTTCATCAGGCTGTCGATAAAGACATGCTGTATGCCAAGCTCTACCGCACAGAACCGAGCCATCGCAATGACCTGCTGGGCATTGGTGGTACCCTGCTGATCGTACAGCCAAAGCTTCTTATCTGAGAACTCGTAGAACCGATCAACGATTTTGAGAAAGTCAGACTTCGTGACGCGAGAGAACGGGTTTTCAAAATTGATGCCAGAGAACTGCCGCAGCATCCGGTACAGGGTCTGCATAGGTTTCATCTCAAAGCTGGCAATACACACCTTGCGGCCTTGTTGGATCAACCCTAACGCGATCTGGCCTGTCACCAAAGACTTGCCACCGCCGTTGGTGCCTGCGTAGATCGTGATCTCACCCGGACGGAACTGAAAGTCGCCCGTAGACGAAGGCCAGCACAGGTAGGACAGAGACTCGGTACGAGCTGGGCTCCCGAAGTTCTCTGCCATCTCTTCCAGCCAGACAAAAGGCTCATGCACTTGATGGGTGACGTCGGTAGTCTTGATGTACTTGTCTACGTCAATTTCCTTCGCGGAAATAAGACGCAACCGACGCGCCTCGTCTAAAGCCTTCGCTCTTTGTTCGATCATTGTTACGTTAGACATTCGCATACCTCACAGCTTCTGTAATTCGCTCATAAGCCAGCCGAACGCGCTGGCGATCCGTTTCGCTAACTGTCTTACCCTCAGATATATCGAACGCCACGATCTGGACAATCGTCGCTTCAAACTGGATGATTCTCATCAAATCTGTTGCATAAAAAGCAGCCTTCACAGGTTTCGCGGGGTCGGGGTAATTCATCCGCTTCTCGTCAGGCGGGAACAGATCACCAACGCCCATGCCTACCGCATCAACGATAGCTTGGATCGAGCAGTTCGCAAAACAGTGCATCAGGATTCGACCGTCATCCACTTGCCGGATTGATAGGCTGGGACTGCGGTCTTCGTGGGCAGGGCAGCAGGCAGTCCACGAACCATTGCGACCCTTGACCTTAGTCAGCCGCGATAACAAAGTGTCAAGGTTATCCATGATTTACCCCCGATAACTTGCGTCCCATGAAAAAGCCGGGCTTATCCTGCTGAGGCTTATTGCCGCCAGCCTTCTCATTACGAACCCAGTTTCGCCAAGTAGCATCCCAGTCCAGCTTCACGCCCTTAGAGCCAGCCTGCGCGATCCAAAAGTCCCGGAACCTGTCACCAGTAGCCACAGGGTGAAGATCAGGTCTCTCGGTCTTGCAGAAGGCTATTTGTTCTTCAGAGGGTTTCCAATCAGCAGGCAGTCGAGTTCCACGAGACTGCTTAGGTTTTGCCTCTACTTTGGTTATTGGTTCTTGGTTAGTGGTTAGGCTTTTTTTGGGTTCGTGTTGGGTTTCCTCTGGGTTAGCGGTGGGTTTGGCTTGGGTTTTCTTCGGCCTACCACCACGCTTTCCATTGGTCTGCTGTTTCAGCTTGTAGGCGTGATAAGCCTTAATTTCGCTGTCAGCACGTCGATTGACGTACCCATTTTCGGTGAGCTCAAACATATCTTTGAGCACTGATAAAACCACCTCGGAACCCAAACGTAACCGACGGCTAACCCAATCAATATCGGTGGGTATTGGCGCTTCAGTGTCGTAGCACATGTCCAGAAGCCTGCGATAAGCTAGGTCTTCTTCGTTGCTTAAATGAGAAGTGGCGGCTCGATAGTCGCCAATATGGAATTGGTAATAGTGCATGGTCGCCTTTCTCAGAGGATGTCATCCTCGGCTCTCTCACTGTAATAGGTGGGACGCAGCAGGCCGGTGAGAAGTCGGCTCTTCAGGAGCTACCCTAGCTGTTCCCGATGATCATACTACCCAAAAATGTCCGAGCGCAAATCCTTTTTGCTGACAGCGCCCTTGGTATATTTGTGAATAGCCACCGCCAGAGCGGGGCTTGGTACTTTGCTGCCGTTCAGAAGCTGGCTCAGCCAGTTCTTAGTAATCCCTAGCCCTCGCGCCATTGCGACTTTAGTTCCACGAGGCTTGGTTGAGAAATATTCTTGCAACGTCATGTTGTCCTCCGTTAATGCCAGATTAAACCATGACTAATTTTTTTGTACAAGTAGTTGTAACTTGGAATTAAATGATGTAGAGTTCGCTTAGTTGATAGGAGGTTACACAATGGACAAACCAAAGATCACCCCGTACCGCACTAAGACGGGCATTGAGATTGGCAAGTGGTACGTACCGCCCTCGAACATGGAGTACAGCCACGACATGGAGCTGCTGCAGGAATCCCTGCTGACAGACGATGTCACCCTACGCCGAGAGAAGATAAAGAACATGATCTACGCATCAGTCGTCGGCATCATGGTGTTCTTGCTGGTAGTTGTTAAATAACTATGATGGTCGTCGGGCTACTGATGATTGGTGCTGGGGTCGGTATCTTGGCGGCAGCTCTGACGGTGATGTTGGGCGTTCTTTTGGGAGACTCTGAATGAGATGGTTGCTTGCTTTATTTATATGTAGTGCCGCTCATGCGGAGGAATGGTGGGAGACCCCAACGACGAAAGGCGGGAAGATTGTTCTCACAACTCAGACCGCCGACTGGTGCGGCAAAGGCACTTTGGTAGCCTACCTAGAAACCAGCAAGCAGGATTCAATTTACGGGTGCTGGACTGTATCTAATGATCGCATTCATGTGCGGTACAACGGTGGAGTCACTAAGGTCTACGACAAAGAAGGCTGGGAGTACAAGAATGACCAGAGATGACGTAGATCGTTTGTTGGCACAAGCAGTCCGGGAGGCGGAACCGAACGAGCTTTATAAGTATCGCTTCGCCAAACTGGTCGCAGCAGCAGAGCGTGAGGAATGCGCCAAGATATGCGGGAAAATAGCCGATTCTGTTAGTTATGAATCAAGAAAATCTGCCATGCAATGTTATGAAGCTATCCGCGAAAGGGGTGCGCAATGATCAAAATAACTCGTGAAGAAGCACAAAAAGTTCTAGATGCTTTGGAAAAAATTATCGAAGGATGTAACGAAGTTGAAAAAGATGAGGGTATACACAAAGACGGCAAAGATCTTGCGAGGCTAGTGCGAATTGATTGCCGAGCGCCAGCAGAAGTTCTCCGCGCACGACTCTCGAAGCGAGACTGGCAGGGGCTGACGGATCAGGAAATGTTAGATACCTATGCGCCAAACCGCATTTCAGATTCTGCGTACAGCAACATGGGTGAAGACTTAAAAAAAATCCACGATGCCACTAAGGAAGAAATGTTAAGCGGTTTACGCGCCATCGAAGCCAAGCTGAAGGAGAAGAACGCATGAATGCTTGCGCCGAACATCAAGCGCAAGGCAGATACTGCCCGTACTGCGTGATTGAACATTACATATGGGTCAACAAGAAACAAAAAGACCGCATCAAAAAACTTTCAAAAGAACTTGCAACGTACAAAGCAGTAGAGGAAATGGCAGAGCTCAGGCAAAACGATAAAAACTTTTGAGGCGGGAAACAATGGATGATGACTACAAACAGATGATGGAAGAGCGTCAACAGATACTTGAAGCGGCATTTGACCGCGCTTACACAGGTTTTGCCACCGAAGCAGACTGGGCAGTGCTTCGATACGAATGTGGCTTGTCTGCCCAGATGCGAAAGGAAAGTCATGTTAATAGCGAAAGCCGAGTCCAATAGTTCAGGTTCATTCACCCCAGTACCTGCGGGGATGCACCTCGCACGGTGCTTTAGGATCGTTGATCTGGGTACCCAGAAAACATCCTACATGGGGAAAGATAAACTCAACCGAAAGATTCTGATTCAGTTTGAGATTCACTCTGAAGATGCCGATGGCAACCCTCTTCTTACGGATAAAGGGGAACCGCTGTCTATCTCGAAGCGCTACACCCTGTCTCTCAATGAGAAGGCCACACTATCAGTAGACCTAGAGTCATGGCGGGGAGCTGCCTTCACTCAGGCTGAACGTAATGGCTTTAACCTTGAGAAGCTGCTTGGTGTATGGGCGATGCTGAACGTCACAAAGAGCGTCGGCAACGATGGGAAAGAGTACACAAACATCGAGACCATCAACCCTGTACCGGCTCAGATAAAGAAAGTAGGTCTACCGGAGGCTCATAACGATACGATGATCTACAGTATCGAGAACAGCCCCCAGCAGGCTTTCGACAAGTTGTCTGAGGGTGTAAAGAAGACGATTCAGGGAAGTCCTGAGTGGCAGCAGAAGAGTAAGAAGGCTACTCCTCAAGACTTTTACGACGACGATATATCCGACATAAACGAACCCTTCTGAGGATGAAATGGACGCTCACGCGCTTTTGGATTTTCTGATTAAAGAATACGGGCTGAAGAACGACGCAGCCTTATCTAAGGCGCTGAGCGTCCGCCCATCGGTCATCTGCAAGATCAGAGGTAGAAAGATGAACGTCAGCGGAGAAATGAAGATTCTGATCTACAAAAAGACAGGCATGTCGATTGAAGACATTGAGGAGTTTCTGGATAAGAAGGTATGAGGCCGCTTTACGAATCATCAAACGATTTGGCGGAGGAGCAGAAAGTCGCCGCCGTCCTGTCGAAAGCCCGCGACCTGCAATTCTACAAACTCAAGTACGCCTACAAGATTGACTGGATCATCTTTAAAGGTGGGCTCGTTAACAGCGTGGCAGAGATCAAGCGCAGGAAAGTAAAGCGCTTTCAATACGAAACATTGATGCTGTCGTTAGACAAGTGGATCAGCGGCAAGACATTGGCTAATGAGATGGATGTGCCATTCATTCTGTTCATCAAGTGGGATGACGGGTTGTTTTGGTACAAGGCAGGATCAAGCAAAGTGACTTATGGGTTTGGCGGCAGGAAAGATAGGAACGACGCGCAAGATATGGAGCCGATGGTTTTCATCCCAGTCAAAGATTTTAAGGAGATTAAATGCTAGTGAAAGATGCCCGAGCCGCAGAAAGTACCCACTGGTACACCAGAGATGGGAATCCGATGTACACAGTCCCCTCGAAGAAAGACGGCACCCCCAGAAACACCACCCTCCGAGATGCCAGAGAGCGCAACCTTGTCCCCTCAGTCACCACGATCCTAAACATCGCGGCTAAGCCGGGGCTAAACGTCTGGCTGCAGGAGCAGGCTATCCTAGCCGCCCTGACTCTCCCAAGAGGGGAAGCCGAGACCGAATCAGCGTGGCTAAAGCGAGTCGTTCAGGACTCTAAAGCCCAAGCCAGAGATGCTGCCGATCTGGGCACAGAGATACACGCCGCCATACAGGGCTTCTACGAGGGTCAGAAGGCTTCGGCGTTCCCAATCCATGTGCAGACCTGTACGAAGGCGATAGAAAGCCACTACGGGGCTAGAAACTGGATTGCTGAGCGTGCCTTTGCCCACGAGATGGGCTTTGGCGGGAAAGTGGATATGCACACCAACGGCATCGTGATCGACATCAAGACCAAGGACTTCGACGATCCCTCTAAGGTTGCTGGCTACGACGAGCACCTGATGCAGCTTGCGGCTTACAGGGTAGGTCTAGGGATGCCCGAGGCACGGTGCGCAAACGTCTTCGTCTCTCGGACTAACGCCGATCTAGCGGTAGTCAAGGAGTGGGCAGAAGAAGACTTGGCGAGAGGCTGGCTGATGTTTACCGCCCTCTTATCTTTCTGGCAATATAAAAATCAATACGAGTAAGACTATGCTAACTAACGACGACATCATCCAAACCTTCTTCTACTGCGACAACAAGGATAAAGACGGGGTCTATCCGCCTGAAGTAGACATCATTGAGTTCGCCCATAAGATCGCCGCTGTCGTGGCTGTACGGGCTTCGCAGGCAGAACATGCACGATGCGTAGAGATCGTGTCGCACATGAACAAAGAAGTCGCTAAGGGCTTAGATTCTCAGCGCCCCTAAAAAATCCCCCCGAGCCAAGGGAGAGAGTGGCGCTCGGGGGACTGCCCACCCACTGGGGCAAGGTCGCTTGCACGACCGCAGCAAATTATCTTATGGGGTTGCCCATAGGGTCGTACTCAATTTCTTCGGGAATTGTTGTTATAGGCGGCAATCCCTTTTCCTTGCGTTTTTTATTCTCGCGCATCATTTGGTAAATATAGTCCGCAGGCATAGTCGCCAAAGCCGTAAGCGCACCACCTAGCCTCGGGACAGGATGGGGAATCAGCGTAGCCGCCTGCCCTAAAGCCGAAAAACCAGAGATACCAGCACCGCCAATGTCGCCACTCTTTAGACGCTGAGCGGTCTCCGCTACGTCTAAGCCAGCACCAGCGCCAGCTAAAGTGCTACCCAGCGGAACCTTGCCAAGCGCTCGGCTGACCTGACTGGGAACTTCTTTCAGGGCTGAACGTCGAGCCAACTCTTCCGCCATCTCCTTCTGACGCGCCCACTCGTGGATATTCAAAGTGCCGCCCACAGGAATACGACCAGAGACTTTGCCCTTGTTCTTAGCCCTCTGGAAGGCCTCAGAAACCTCTCTGACGGTCTCACCTTCACCGCGACCATAGCCAGTCTTCACTGACCACTTCTGCCCCGGAGAACCTGCTACAGGCGCTTTAGTGGGCTCAGCAGCCGCTGCTCGACGTCTTGATAATAAATTCTTGCCAGTCTCAGCAGTACCGGCTGTTACACCCGCGCCAGCGCCAACCAAAGCACCACTTTTGGGCTCAATAGGCGGTGGCGGAGGAACCTCTTCAGTAATAGAGGCAGGCAAATCCTTTTTTACTTCTGGCAACAGAGAATCCGCAGCAGCTTCCGCAGGCACTTGAGCACCACCCTCAGACGTTAATTCCCGCGCAGGCGCAATTTGCAAAGGGCGAAATGAGTCAATTTGATCCAAATATGCTTTTGTTTCGTCTGGCAAATCATCTGGATTTAATGTTTTGGCAAATTTTTCACTAGTTTTCCAGCGGGTGTTGTAACCCGCTATTGCGAGAATCTCGTTACCCTTAAAGCGATCTAGGTTCTGTTGCAGGATGGTTAATCCAGCTCTTACATTCTTTGATGGGTCATCTAAGTCTTCTATGGAAAGCCCTAGGCGCGGAGCGTTCTCAGGCATTACCTGCAAGAGACCTCGCGCACCCGCTGGAGAAACGCCACCTTTAAATCGGCTTTCAGCCCAACCAATCGCTAACGCTAAGTCTGGGTCTAAACCCATTTCCTCAGCAGTTTTTGAAATTAGATAAGCGTTGTCCTCTTGCTGTTTGGTCAGTTTGCCAAACGGGCTTTCTGCTTTTCCCATGTTGAATTCCTATTGACGAGATTCCATAAGCCGTTGCCTCCAACCACTTATAGAGTTGGCTTTAGCAGGTGCTTGGGAAGCGGGTTGAGGCGCAGCTTTAGGTTCAGCAGCCTTAGGCTCTTTCTTTTCACCAAAATACTTGTCGTAAATGGCATCGGTGTTTTGCTCAAGATTTTTGACAAGATTCTTATAGCCAGTAGACTCGCTAAACTCATCAATCGACTTGTTCGGATTCGCTTTTTCCCAACGCAACAATTCTGTCTTAACAGCCTTGTCAAACGCAGCACGCTGTAACAGCGTCTCAGTCTGAGCCAATGCCACAGTACGTCGATTACCAACGCCACCAGAAACTTGACGAACGATTGCACGCTCACCTTCGGTAACAGCGCCTTCACCCTTCAAATACAACCGAGTAAAGTTCAACTCAATCTCTGAGTAATTACGGCTTAACATCTGAAGAGCATTGAGAATTTTTTCACGCTCTTTAGGATCGCCAGACACTTTAGCCACTGCGTCACGAATAGCTGGAATACCAATATTGATAGGGCCAGCACGCACGCCTTCCGCTGCGGCTCCAGCAACAGCGCTGAACACATCAGGATTCTCTAAAAGACCAAGCGCTTTGCTCCTGATAGGGTCAGAGGCAATCTTAAAGATTTGATTGGCAGGCTTCTCAATAATCATCGCGGTCTTAGCGTTAGCGATGATTTCATCACGCGATTTAACTTCCGACTTAGCTCTCTCTTCAGCAATACGCTTACGACGCTCTTGTTCAACAATGCGATCTTCTTCAGTTTGAAATGGTTTGACTTCTGTTTTTGGAGCTTCGCCACCAGCAGGCTTTCTACGAATGTTTTTATCAACCCACTCTTCGCCTTTACCCTCTTCAACCGCTCTTTGATACGCCCTGTATTGTTTAGGCAGCAGTCGAACATCACCGCCAACTTCAGGAATTGGGTATGGCTTTGTCTCAATGCCCTTAGCTATTTCAATATCTTCTGCTTCTTCTGCAGCGGTTCTTGGACGAAAGACACCCTTGTCTTTTACATAAGGGAATGGGAATCCATATTTGGTGTAAAACTTTTCAGCAACATCAAGTTTTCCCTTCTCAACTGCGTTCATTGCTGCTTGATATTCAGGTATGTATACCTGTTTTTTGATTCCACCAATTTCAAGCGGCATGTAATCTTTGCTTAGTGCCTCTCGTTCCCTTAATCTAAACTCAGCTTGTTTTCTAGCAGCCTCATCCATTTCCATCTCTGTCTTATAAAGCAGAGGATCAATGACTGATAGCATTGGGTCAATTTGGCGCGGAACATAAGCACCGGCAGGCGGTAAAGCACCGGCAGGAGGTGGTGCCGCTTGAGGCATCTCTTGCGGCAACAACGCTGGCGCTTCTGGCGTTGACCTCTGCGGTACATCAGAAAGCTCTTGAGCCGCAAACGGCGGCGCAGCAGTCAGTGATGGCATTACAGGAGCAGGAGCGGCAGCAGGGGCAGGAGCCCCAGCAGCAGGCTTGCCACCGAAATACTTCATCCTGAACTTCATTTGATCGTCGAGCCCTTGCTGCTGACGCATCTTCTCGCCTAGCTCAAACTCCATCTTGGCAAGCTCAGCGTCACGAGCAGCCTTCTTTTCCATTTCTTCAGCACCCGCCGTAGCGGCATAACCTAGAGATTCTCCAAAAGAACCTGTCTTGGTAGGCTGTAGGAAAGCACCCGCAACACGCATCGCAACGGGGTCAAATAGCATGTTCCGGCGAGAATTAAGCGCAAGGATCAGCTTATCCATCTGCGCCTTGGCCTCGACCTTCCGCGCTTCCGTGGTTTTGTAGTATTCCTGAACTAACGGGTTTTGTCCCTGTGGCGCTGGTTGTGCGCTATCCATTTCATCAGCCATGAGTTACTCCACGAGGTAGCCGTTTGCGTCGTAATAATTACCCTGCCCATCAGTGTAGGCAACTTGAGGATTTACCGCCCCACCGTCAGCGTAGCCAGAAACAGACCCACCCTCAGCCAAGCCAAAAAGTCTCTTGATGGAACTAGCAAGGTTAACCACAGATTGAGCAGTTCCAATATCCGATGTAGCGGCGTTCGTTGTCGTTCCAGTAGCATTAGGATTGTAACCAGTCAGCATCGACAACAATCCAGCCATTTGCGACAGCGGGCTGTTTGAGTAGCCAGTCGAACCAACAGTCTGCTTAGTTCCAGACATCGGGATTTGATAGCCCTGAAGCATCTGCCGGTACTGCTGAGCTTGCGCCATCGGATAGTCCAAAACCTTCTGCCCTAACGCCTGCTCCATACCACCCAGCTCAGTCAAAGTCTTCAGCCCAGTGGTACCCATACCCTGCTGGACTTGCCCTAAGTTACCCAAAGCCTGACCTGCTTGCATCTGGCGGCTTAAATCGCTCTGTGCAGCCCCTAGAGCGCTTTTATAGCCCTCAGACAGCGCACCATACTGACGACCCAGTAAATCGGCTTGTAGGTCTCTTAAAGTCTGTCCTGTGACCTGTGCGGCTCTTTGGCTTCCAAACTGACCAGTACCCGCAGCACCCGCCCGCAGATTAGGCAAGACGTTCTCTTGAATACCCCGCTGTTGCAGTCGTGTCATTTCATTAATGACATTCTGCTGGTAAGGATCCATGTACTGGCTCACTAGGGAGGTCGCAGGCGTAGCGCCAGACGCTCCAAGAAACCCTGCACCAGTCTCTGCAGTACCGGTTCCCGCAAAAGCAACTTGAGGCGCTAGATTTAAAGCCTGCTGCTGCAAAGGGCTAAAACCAGCTACCCCACCCTGCTGAATTGCCGCCTGACCTAAGTTAGCAACGTCTTGGAGGTAATTGGTATAGAACTCAGGTGCCGATGTGACATCCTGAGCTGTTGATACTGTTGCCGGTAGGGGGGCTCCCTGAAATATATCAGCCACGGCGGGCTCCTTTCTTCTGTGCTGCGGCTAAGTAAGCCAGCGGTGATTTTGCAGGAGGAGGAATCTTATTCACGGGAGCCGAGCGCTTATGAGCACGGAGTTCCTCTCTAAATTTATCGAGAATCTTGGAGCCAGCCTTCGTCGAACCGTTGCCAAGCTGAGCCACAGTATCCGCATCAAAGACGTACTCACCATCTGCCAGCATCGCAGGGATGTCATCCGACTGCCCATCGCCGGGGCCTGTGACAGCCGATCCAGCACGGTAGTCTTTACGCCCTTGAACTAAGGGAGCGTTGTCAGCGTGGTGAACTTCGTTCAAACCACCATGCGCCATACCGCCCTGAGCCATGCCCTGTAGATATTGAAGGGGATCAACGTGCTGACCGTAAGTGTAATAAGCCGCACCACCATCAGCCATCTTCGTAGGCGAAGTTGTCGGAGTAGATAGAGCTGTCGGGGCTGGACGAGCCAATGGGTTTGTAAAAGATAAATTTGAAGTGGGTTTTGCAAAGTCAAACGAGAACATTGGCGATTGACTAGCTTTTAAACCGCCAACATTAATTGGGCTGCTAACCGACAGAGGAATCTCAGGAGCCGAAGCATACTGACGGTAAGGCGCAAATCTGACAGGGCTAACTTGAGTAGTCCTCGGAGGGATAACCCCTACCTTAGACATATCAACGCCTCGGTACGCATTAGCTGCTTGAGACTTTGCCTGCGCGTTCATTAGTTGCGTCATCAAGGCACCAATTAAAAGGCCGCGAGATGATGGGGCGGAGATAATCTTATCGATGCCTTGAGCTACTTGATTTACGCCGCCGTTTGCAAAATGGGGAACCATACCGCCCTCTTTCATTAAAGGAGTTGCCATACCACCGTGCGAGTAATAACTGCTACTGTCTGCATTAATAATGTTTCGTGTTGGCAATCTGTTATAACTACTAGTAGTATTGTCCGCTATAGGAACAGAAGAAGCGTCTACGTTATATCTTGAATAATCAGGACGAATTGCGCCAGTTGCAGCATCCACAATGTCGGTCACACCTTGAAGTACACCGCCACCGGCTGGGGTAGGCATCATGGAACCAACAACCGCACCCAGCAAAGCACCCGTCGTAGGATCAAATGTCGTGTCTTTAGGTATTGGAATTACCGGCTGAGGCTCTGTCGTTTTAGCCTGTCCAGAACCGGCTTGCGTCAAAGTATAGGGCTGGAAACCTAGCATCGCCGGAGTCTCGCCTATGGTCGTAGGACGCGCTTCTGGGAACGACAAGCCACGGAAGTCGCCCGTTGTGCCAACAACAGCAGGCACTACCGCTCCACCACCGGGTGTCGAACCTCCCGCAGTTGATCCGTCAGGCAACTTAACTAAACCTTCACCATAGACATTCTTAATTTTTTTGTCTGTTTGAATTCCTAGTTCAGTCAACAAATTATTCAAGACATCTTCTTCTGTCATGAATGTTTTTATTTTTTTGCCCGTAGTTGGGTCTATTGATAAGTTTGCTTCAGTAAACGGGTAGTCACCAAGAAATCTTCCTGAAGAATCAATAATTTTGCTGATGTCTACATTCGCACCAGCATCAATGAGTCTCTTGTAGTCATCTGTTCTAAGTTTTTCATTGATGCGCTCTAAAGTAAGAGCATCAACTTTTGATAAATCCAAGCCCCGTGTGCTGATGTAATTGGGGTCTCGTAGTTTTGCAGTGACCTCTTCCTGCAAAATTGTTGAAGGGTTTAGGTTTTGTCCCGTGTAATCTCTGGCTTCATCAACAATCATTTGACGAGCAACAGCCTCATCAATAGCACTTTGACGATTAGCATTCTCACCAATCTGTACGCCCATTCTGTCCAGAACTACAGTCGCTTTAGGATCAGCAAGAAGCGCGTACAAAGTTTGTGCTTCAGGCGTGTTTGTTCCAGTTGCGGCAGCAAAAGCACGAGAGTCGGCGACCGATTGTTTTATACGATCAGCATCTGCTTTTGTTAAAGCCCCAGAAGTTTCTGCTAAAGCAATCGCCTGATTGACACGATCACGCTGAAGAACATCATTGCCAGCGTAAACTTTAAATTGTCCATCATCCGTATAGCCAGAAAAAACTGGCTGTCGAGTTACTGGACTTACGTACTGAACTAGTTGACCGGCAGCAGTTTCTGAAACATTCGGGGTTTTAACATTTTGAGCAGCAGCAATTCTTTCTTGATCAAATAGATAAGGGTTATCTACCGCATACCTACCCCCGAAAGGAGTTGCATTTAATGCAGATGTAGTGATCTCCAAAAACCCCTTTGGGTTGTTAATTAACGCTTGTTTGTCAACACCTGAAGCGGCTTCTTTAATTTGATCAGCAATTTGTTTTGATGTTTTTAACTCTTTGTCTTCTTGCCCCATGTAAAACTGATAACCAGCTTCATCAGCATCTCGACCAAAAGCACTACGATAAGCAGATTCGATGTTGGCGGTATCGTAATTAAAACCTTCAGTAGAACGATCAAGCTCCTCCGCAATTCTTTGGGGAGTTGCGCCTTGTTCAAGTTTTTGAATGTAATGCGTAGCAGCAGCAGCTTCTGGAGGACGACCAAGTTGCTCCAAAAATAATTTATTAACCGTCGCTTCTGGAGAAGCAGCAAGTTCAGCGCGAAGTTGAGCTACGCTAATTTCTGGCTTGGAATAGTGAGCTAAGCCACCCTCATCTGGTGCGCGACCTAATATGTCGATATAGGCCTGTCGGACATCGCCGCCAGCCGCCATGTATGCTAATGGGCTCATGCCTCTGAATCGGTTCATACTAGGTTCCTCGTCATTCCAAGACCGCCCAAAACACGGGGGCGAACGGTTTGCCGCTCCAAAATTTCTAAAGGCGACATCATAGTGTTTGTTACGGGAAATAACTCAGCAGGGTTGCGATAAATCGGAGCCCGACCTTGTACTTGTTGCTGCCGCTGTTGCTGTTGTTGTTGTTGTTGCTGTTGCCCACCACTAACGATGTCAGAGAGATCAGACGCTTTCCCAACAACATCTTTTGCTTTGCTTACAAAACTAGATAATCCACCCGGCGGAGGCGTCACACCGGGGAACTGTAACCCCACCGAACCAGCGCCAATCTGTTGAGCGCCAGCCCCTACTTTGGCACCAATATTAGGCGCTAGACCCTGTCCTGCCGCTACTTTGATGTTACCAATACCACTCGCTTCTGGAATCGCAACTGAACCCGGCATCTTTAAGCCGCCACCTAATAACTCAGTACCACCAGCAGCCGTAGTGCCTCCCGACGTTGTAAAGCCGGGCATCGTTGGGGTCTTGAAAATAGTGCTTGGGATGTTTGTTCCCACATACGCAGGCGTTGCTGCCGCTGACGTAAAGCCTGCTGGGCCGATGCTCCCATAACCGCCACCAACAAACCCACCACCTACACTCGTTCCCGCTCCAGCACCTGCCCCCGCACTAGCCCCAGCAGTAGCCCCAGCACTACCCAGAAAACTAGATAGCGCCATCGAGCCAAGGTACAGACTACCGGCGAGTAATAAGAACTCGCCGAAACCCATCGGGGTCATGTCGTCTTTGTATTGAGCATACGTATTAGCAACATTACCCACCTTCTCAGAGGTGTACTGAGCAATGTCATCAGGATCAGCGCCAAGATCAACCGCACGCTTGGATAGGTCTTGATACTTCTGACCTAAGCCAGCTAACTTATCAGCGTTCTTGCCAGATTGAGTCCAGCCCGGATCCACGTTCTGCTCGACCCAGTTGTTGACATAAACACCGGCAGCAGCCTGCTTCACAAAGTCCGCAGGGTTCTGGGCGTAAGCGTCTACCGCAGCCTGTGGCCCCCACTTTTGCGCCATCTCACGGGCTTTTTCCTCATCCGAGAAAGCAGCCGTACCGGCTTGGCTATGCCACATCGCATAGACCGGGATCTCATAGCGCTCAGAGTCTGAATAGATCTCAAACTGATCCGCCTTTTCACCCCGCTGACCCATTGGCTTCACGACATACTCAGTCGGAGTCATCAGGTTCAAACCCTCAAGACCAGATCGATTGTCCTGCCACGGGTTTCTTAGCTGAGCCAAAGACGAAAAGTCATCAGGTAGCTCAATGCCCTTCTCAGCGGCGTAAGCACGCGCCTGCTCGTCAAACTGCCTATTGATGTACTCCTGAGCTTCAGGCGACCAGCCCACCTCTTCCAGCCGCTTTGGATCCATCGCGTAGTCATAATTGACATCAACGATCCTGTCGGCAAGGTTCTTTGGCTGGGCAATACCAGTGGTCTCAAAGTTCCGCTCAATCGGCTTTAAGTAGTTTCTGTAAGCCTCTTCGTCCGGCATCCGACCCAAGTAATTCTTAAAGACTCGGACGAGGTTAGCCTCAGGTATCTTTGATAGCTGCTTTCTAAAGTTTTCTGAATCAAAGTTAGAAAGATCAGGCCTAGAGCCGCCCATAGGGACGTTGGTGCTCTGGAAAAACTGCTCCGTCTGCATAGTTTTGGCAAGCTCATTCTCGCTTGGAGGCCTGCCCAAAACGCTCTGAAACTGCCGCGTGATGTGATCTTCCGGCGTCAGACTGCGATACTCGTCCGACTGCTTAACGGTATCAACAAGATTGAAACGATCAGTATCCTGACCAACGAGCGTCTCGTAGTCATTCTCGTCCGGGTTTCTGCCCAGATAGTTGTTGTAGACGTAAGTAACGTCGCCTCTAGATAGCGCCATTATTTCACCGGAGGATATGGAATCACGTTGATTGCATTCACCAATGCAGCCGCCCAGTCTTGCCAGTTGTCATACACGTAAGGGCCGGGTATCGCTTCATTTGAAAACACATCAATCGCCTTCAAACTAGCCGCCCAAGGCTTCCAATCCTGCTCACCATCAGGAATAGCCAATTGCTGCGTGGCATACGCTTCACACATAAGCGAAGCCCATGACTCCCAAGTGTGGTATCTCGGGTCGTAGACGAGTGCAATATCAGACATTAGAACGGCCTCACATCGCCGAAGTTGGCGCTAATTAAGACACGACCCATCTGGTAGTTACCGCCTTGTACGTTGCTGCCAAACTTTAAACGCCCTAGTCGGCGCTGCTCACGCATGTCAACTTTGCCTGTATTTGGCTGGAATACATACTGTTGGCTGTAAACGTCATCACTTTGAGCAAACGGTCTACCAACAACTTGCACATACATCTCGCCAGAAGCTACAAAGTCAGGCTCAACACGCTCAACATGTAGCCAGCGGTTCTCACCAACGCTACCACTTGGAATCTGTGGAGACTGTGCAGGGCCACCCGCTACCCAGCCTAAGTCCGATGTCTCAAAGTAGCTCTCAATCGCCAAGGTATTCTGACCATCAACCGCATCTGTACCGATCTCGTGCTGCCAGATCGTCGTCAGCCCCGGCATTGTCTGGAACTCAGCCAACTCAGTCTGTGTCGCTGTAGCGTTCGCAGATAGGGTGACTGTAATATTCCCCGGTGTCGCACTCGGTGCTATAGCAATCACATAAGCACCACTAGGAACACTTGCTGAATCGACTACTTGATTCAAAGCAATCTGGTTCGTGTTCGCCATCTCAATGTCAGCGTTCCCGTTCGTCGTGCTGATGTTCGACGAGAAGACAGTCTCAGAGGTCGTCAGGTTAGTTCCGGCATTCACTGGGAACCTAAAGACCTGCGAGAAGTAGCCAGCCGACCGCGAAGCACCCGGACTGAAGCCACCGTCGTACCAAGTGTTCTCACGGACGTTGTAGATGATGCAGTTATTGCACTCTTCCGAATCCCCATGCGGGTAGAACCACCAAATCTCGCCAAATCGAGGCACTTTGGTCGCCCAGACTTTTTGTCTTTGGGCGTAGTTCAGATTGTCAAAGAAATAGTTCTGGTTAATTGAGTTAGGAATTTCTTTGACTACCCCGTTATATAGGAGGAACCGATCAACCCCAATCCAATAATAAATGCCGTCGTATTCAATAACAGACTGAGAAGAAAGAATAGAACTTTGGTTAGAAATGGTGTCATAGCGCCAATAGGTAGATGGTGCCCAGTTCTGAGTACCAGACACACCCAAAGTCTGCGGCGCATAAGACACTCTGATGAGCGAATCTAACGACCAAAATAAGCCAGACGGGGAGTTAGAACCACCTCGAACTGGCAAGCCCTTTACGATCTTCGTAGAAGCTGCTGATACCTCATTAGACTCTGCGCTGTTCCAGTCGAACGGATCACCGGCTGCAGAGTTCTTAATCAATCCATTGTCACCATAGACAAACACGTAAGGGTGCAGAACCACCACACCCCCTGAGACCGATACCACGTTACCTGTAGGCGTTGGCCCGTTAATGTCTTTGAGCGGAGTGACAACCGATCCTAGTACAGAACCAGCCAAAACTGCCGAGTTCGCTGTGTTGTCGATCTGGGCGAGATTCAGCCCGGGATGTGCTAAAAGCAGGGTGTTCTGTGACCCAGCAGAGTCATACATCGCATCGAACTGCCAGAGGTTTAAGTTACTCGCGGTGAAGCCTGATTGAACTGTAGCTACAGGCACAGAGAAGCCTGAACCTGTACCACCAATAGCAGAAGCTGGCGCAGTCAGAGAGTCGCCAACAGAATAAGATGTGCCGCTTGTTGTAATTGTGACAGTCGTGACGACGTTACCAGCGACAACTATCGTTGCTTTAGCGCCAGTACCAGTACCGCCAGTAAGACTAACATTTGTATAAGTACCGTTAGTATATGTAGTACCACCCGTAACTGCCCCTAAAGTAAGAATGCTGCCGCCAAAAGTAAAAGGCGTAAGCCCCGCACCAATGCCGTTGTTATCGACCGAAAAAGTCTCAAGACCTGCTGAATAACCGCTGTAGATACGGTTAAAACCGTCTTCAGAGTTCACAAAGATACCACGAGACAAACCATGTACTTCGTTTGTCATCGATCGATAGCCACCGATCTTGCGTGGGCGACCGCGCTGAAAGCGCACCCAACGACCATCAACATACAAGTTTTTGTCGAAGAAGGTACCGTCGCGCTGAACGCCCGGAAAAGTATCTAAGGTGAAAACCTTTGCGGTCATACGAATGTCCCGCCAGAAATACCACTCGGTGCTGTAATACCGTTCGCACTGACTGTCAGCTCGTTCACGCCCAAAATAGCAATGTTGAACTCACCAGAAGTAGCTCGGTAGATACCTGTACTGACTTCGTTTGCAAAGTTCAGAGAAGGCGCGGCAACAGTGCCATCTGAGAGCGATACGTTAGTCAGACCTACCGAAACAGTAATTGCAGCGATGATGTTTACAGAGTCACAGATAACGATAGAACTCTCACCTTGAGCAATTGTGACATCGTTACCTAAGCCAGTTGAGATCGTTACATCATAGTTACTGACCCCACCAACAGCCTCGTTGATGATGTAGTAAACCTGAACCGTCGGAGGAACAATGATCGTCGCGTTCCCCGCCAAAGTTCCTGTGTACTTCTGGATGACGTTAGATGCTTCAGTAGTCGTGAGGGTAAACGTACCGCCTGCGGACACGTCTTTCGTCAACTGGGTAAAGTTGAACTGGGTAGATTTGCCCAAGCCAACCGTATAGAAAGCCGTTCCAGAACAGACGACAATCGCCGAATCAGATGGCTGCATGATGATGGAGGATGATCCATTGATCTGCGTTCCACCTTGAGCCGCTACCGTCAAGGCACCTGTTCCAGAGTTTCTCAGCATCACAAACCAGTTGTTGCCGAGGTTGCTAACGGTATCCAGAGTCAGCGTACCAGCACCACCCGTCCACACATACGTCTGTGCGCGGTAAGCTGCAGTTGCCGTAGCATCAGTGCTGAAGGTCGTGACAGGGTGCGACTGGTTAAGCGTCACTCCTGAAGCCAACAGGCCGTAACCAGCTAATGTTGCAGCATCAGCCGCTGAGGAACCAACACCAAAAGCTATCGTGCCCCAAGTGCCTGCCTCAGTGCTATTTGAGGTGATGTAAATGTACTTCGCCTCACCAGCGGCAATTGAGATGATCGTGCCAGCGTTGTCATACGTCTTAACGGTGAAGGTATTCGCCCCGACGTTTCGGATTAGGGCATCGTTACCTACCGAAGTCTGGTTCGCAGGCGGCATGTACAGCGACAGACCCGAAGTCGTCGCCGTCACGTTCATGATCCGGGCTGCGTAGTCATCCGTTGCATTACCGTTAATAGGCCACTGAAGCTGTGTATTAGCCGATAGGGTTACCGCACGGAAAGAAACATCCGTGGGCTGGATCACCGTTCCGGTGAAAGGACTGTTGTAGCTCATAGTTAGCTATCCAATGCAATGGCTTGACGATCACCCATCCGCTGGATGTCTTCGGCTTTCAGTACCTGCATGATCTTGTCGTACTGAGCCTGCCACATCGGTATGCGCTCATCGTTCTTCAAGAACGGCATAGCTTGTAACAGGGAGCCGTACAGCAGCGCCTGTGGGGCGTAGATGGTGAACCAGTTAGTTTGGTTGGACGAATCCAAAGGCTGGATGCGCTCGTAGTACAGCACCTCAAAGGCATAGTCATCGTCTGGGGTAGGGGCGATCAGCCAGTGGGTGTAGTCGTAATCAGCGTAGAACCTAGGTGGGTCGGTCTGGGTAGGATCAGGCCAATACTCCCGCAGGTACTCGTATTTACGCAGGAATACAGGCTGTCTGACACCACCGACGGTGACATTCATCGACACAGTCTTGTGCCAGCGGGCAGGCTTATCTACCACCGCTTGACCGGCTACATAATTAGATTGCATCGGGGTAAGGTTGCCGAGAAACTTGATCTCAGCAGCGATCACCTGCTCAGCAAGCATGATGAACGTAGGAATCTTTTCTAGCGTCGCCTGATCGGTACGCTCCAGATAGCTTGATATATCAGCAACCAAGCTATCGTATGTCATTACAGCGGCAGTCGTCATTACCACACCTTTTTCTTGATAGATTCAGGCTGCGGGACGAATTGTTTGCCTTGTTTAGTACCCTCTCTCTTGGCACGGGTCGTAGCACCGTACTCGGCAGGAGTTAATTTTTCTCGGGCTTGCTTCGGCAAATATCTTTCGCCAGTCGCCTCAGAACCTTGTGTGGACGGTTTGCCAGACTTTGTACCCCAGTCTTCTTTTGTCCACTTTGCAAGTGAATTATCTGCCTTTTTTGGGCCTTTGTAACCCCCTCCGGCACCTTTATATTTCTGAGTTGCTAATTGAGCCTTCCGAGCGCTCCACTGCCCCGGCGACCCACCCTTCCCAGAGGCTTTCACGGAGGCAACAATACGCTTCCATTTAGCCGGATCTGACTTAACGGCGCTGCTCATAGGACTCCCTTACTTGGTTGTATTGGGCGTAGCACTGCTTGAGGGCGATCCTGAGCTCGTCTCCTTCTCGACCGAGCCGGACAAGAAATTCGCTATCCTCTCGGTAAAGCTCTTTTCCGGTACAGGCACTTGATCCAGCACTGGAGGCACTGGGCACGGCACCGGAGGCGGGACGGGTTTGGCGGTCGCGCAGGCTGTTAGCCAAAGCGGTATTCCGAGCAAGCAAATCACGCGTTTCACGGGTCTTCTCCTGTCTTAGTTTGTCCGCACCCATCTGAAGCTGCTGCTGGCGCTCTACAGCCTCCTGAAGCAGTTTATTGTAGGCAGCGGCTGTCTCAGCCTTCTCTTTGTCCCAAGCCTGCTGTACAGCCTCCTGACCGCCCTCGTAGCCCTTGTAGTAGGAAAGCCCGCCAAAGATGCTGACAGCGGCTACACCTACCAAAACTAGATATGGATTCACTTGGGCTCCGAGAAGTACAGGGAAATTTCATCGTTCCGGCGTTTCACCAAACCCGGCAAGACTTTGCCGCCAGCCTTGGTGAACTTCAGGAACTCCTGCTTGACCCCCTCAAAGTCGCCACGGTTGTGCTTCTGCCGCAGGGTTGACCGTTGGAGAGTGCCTAGCCCAACATTGAATGCAAAGCTGACCAACGCCCCCAAGCGATTTTCGTTAAGATGGTCAGGGCAGTAACGAAGAACACCAGCGACAAAACGCTGTAAGTCTTTCGCAAGGATCGTATCCACTTCGTCTTTGCTGAATACACGGAAATCCTCCGGTTTTAAGGCAAACTTATCTCGTTGCTCAATTGGCATCTTGCCCTGCTCAGGGTAAAGCACATGCCCCACCCCGATAGTCCACAACTTAGCCGGACACTTATAGGGCTTGTATCTGACCCCCTCGTGGTGCTTGATCATTGCAATTGTGGCAACCGGCAGTTTCATTTGCCAGCCTTCGAGTTGCCACGGGAGCCAAACCACATAGCGATGATGGTGCCCAAGAGCGCCATCTCGTCAGCGTCAAACACGATCTCCATGATCTGTATCAGCTCGCCAATCGAGGTGACTTTGTCGCCGTGCAGGAATATCCACAGCATCGTCAGCAGGTTGATCAGGACTAGCTCAAACACGAAGATAAAGGTCACGAAAGGCCGGGTGGCAGCAGTCATGTCTTTCACCCACTGAGACGAGGATTCCAAGAGTTTCTCTTGGTTGCCGTAGATCATGCCCATCTGAGCCATATACTGCTGGTGATCCTGCTGATCGTTCTCGCGGACTTCTTCCGTCTTATCAGCCGGTGAATAGCCCTTGTCAGTCAGCGCTAATTGCTGACGCATCTGCATGTGCATGATGTCCAGCTCGTGCTTCTTGTCCGCACGGTCTTGCAGCATGTCAAAAAGTCTGGGGAACAGAGCGACGATGTAGCCGCCAAGTGTAGAGATTAAAGTCAGCATGATTTACCTTCCGTAGAGTCGTTCTTCCAAAATCTCTCTCCGCAATTCCTTCATCTTCTTAACTTCTTGCACAGCCGCCTGTGTTGCAAAATACATATCGTAGTACATAAATGCTAATACTGGCATAACAATAAAGAACGTCAACAACACAGCCAGCACTACGACGATTAGTGACCAAGGGACGTTCTCATCATCGTGCTTCTTGTCGTCAGCCACATTAGACCCACCGCCCATATAACTACGAACACTACTGCCGAAACCCATGCCGCTTTTGCCTTGATTTCCGCTATCCTTTTTCTTCGTCGCCATCTTGCCATCTGTATCAGTCTAAGTTCCTCGGCGTGGGCTGCTTCCTGCTCTTTGACAATGGTCTGCCACATCTCTTCGAACTTGCTCCAGAGTGACCCCAACTCAGGCGGCGCTCGGTACACCATCGTCTCGCGTATCTCAGTCAGCATCGCGTCCAACCTAGTCGTTATGATGATGCGCCGTAACGCCCGTCTACCAATACTTTCCTCGCCCTTGTAGACCTTGCTGCCTGCCACCTGCTCTGCCAGTAACGCCTTACTTAGCGCGTCGTAGCTGTCCATCAGCACACCCAACTGATCACCAATATTGGTGTAAACATCATTCGGATCAGCCTTGGCTATCTCCTGCACCCGCTGGACTTCTGCGTGGTACTGCTGCTTCTGCACTGGCGTCGGATCGACGATCTTGTTGTACTGCTCCTTCAGATCATCCAGCACTTCTTTTACTTCACCCGCTGCGCCTTTGATTTCTTTGTAAAGCTCACACCCCTTCTTTACCGCCGCGACTGCGGCGTTGGCGGCAGCAAGAAGGGTTAGCGGGTCAATTTTTTACTCCAAAAATTAATCTAATTTAAATATGCTTGTATTTGATGCTCATTAATTGAACTGACTCTGATTTACGCCAAAATTCCTTACCCGCATACTTCTCCCATACCGATTTTGGAAGAATGGACACGCGCTCTTGCCATTTCACTTCGCCGCGCACTGTGTGCAAACTCTTCATATTTAACGCACTGTCAAAAACTTCGTTTTCGTATTCGACGTTCATAAAATTATGATCAAAATACGGTTTGCCTATAAATTCATAAATCTTGCGGAGAGTTCCTTCTGGGTCTTTGCACAATCCCTCATACTCAACCAAAAAGATCATGTCAGGATTTAGCAGAAGCCCTTCTTCAAGAAAGTAGTACGGCTTAACAACTTGACCTTCTTTTTTAACATCCATCAACGCATCGCATCGGGTTGTCACCGTTTGACGTGCTTCATCATCTGTCAAAGTCGCCCCATACAGGCAGCTCTTTGCTGTAATCCTCTCAAATGAGTCTAATATCCACGGCAGATCACGAACACAACAAATAATCTTAGTCTGTGGATACAAAAGTTTTAACAAGGCGGTTTTTGATGTCCATGCGCGGCTTGTGTCAAACACCACAGGCTGAGCTACTTCTTTATAGTAAGCCTCAAATACATCTATCAAAATTTGTTTACGTCTTCTTTCATCTATTAAGTGATTGTTCTCACTGCATGTAATAACATTAATTGTTGCCGCGATTAAATTTTGGGTTGGTGAAGATATATCAGCGTAAAACTCTGGATTCTGCCGCAAGATGGCAGCTAACAGCGTCGATCCTGAGCGCGGCAAGCCAGATATAAAAAAAAATTCTTTCAATGAATCATCCTAAATTTAAATGATGAGGCTTTTGATTGAAATGATAAAAACCATAGTGGGAGCATTGCACCCAAGGAGCAACGTAAATTTTTATTCCTTCATTACGTACCCGCATACAAAAAGAAACATCTTCTCCAAAAAATTCATTGTCCATACGCGAATGACCAAAAAAGTCTAAAGTTTTTATACGCAATTCTGGTGTAATTACATCAACATACGAATCTACTGTTTTTGCAAGTTTTTCAAAAACCTCACGTTTAATTAGCATGAATCCAGTACCAACACTAATAACTTCAAGCAATTCTTTGTTGTTAATTTTTTCTTGTTTATTGAGAGGTAAAAAAACGTGCGTGGCGGTACTAGATTCTAGTTTTTCTACTGGCACACCATCTTTCACCGCTTGTTCTACATGATTCCAATTAATTTGTTTTAATGGATATGTACCAGCAACAACATCTTTATTTTGTTGAATTAAAGCAAACACATCTTCAGCCAAAAACCCTATATCTTGATCAATAAATATGAAATGAGTAAAATCTGTTTTTAAAAAATCAGCAACTAATCTATTTCTAGCTGTCCAGATGTATGGGTTATTTAGTGTTTGGCAAAAGTGAGAGTGAACACCTAATTTTCCAAGGTTGTACGCCAAGTTAAAAATTCCTTGAACATAGTTATAAGTAGCGCCGCCAAAAAAAGGCGTTGCTATAAACAACTTAACTTCATGTGGATGAATCATTGAGGCTTCCAACTAACAGACTCTTCATCCCATTCGTAACGCACGTTGCCACCGTTCATAATCGCATCAGCGGGTCTTGGTACTGGTGGCCCCCATGTCATAGTATCTATATAGCCAATCCATGATGGATACGGTCTACGCGCTTCTAATTCTGCAAGTCTAAGGGCGTTGTATTCATCTTCGGTCAATACTTGCAGAACGCCAGCAATCGTCGTGTCAGCATCGTCATCGCATGTTCCATAATATTTAGGAACGCGCAAGTAAGTGCCGTCGCTTGCAATTTCAACAGGCCATGTAGACTTGTCTTGCCAAATGATTTCTAGGCCTTTCACATTAGGCATAGATGGGCCTGTGCGCTGCGGCTCAACAGTGCAAGGTATTTTGGTCACAACATCTACTTCAGTTACGCAAATGTATTTCATAAAAACCTCTTAAACAGCTACACGTCGTGTGGCTCTAACTCGAACTCCCTGATTTTTCTCAAGTCCATACTGGTAACCACTAAAGAAATACGTTCTCCAAGCGTTTGCAATAGGATTTTGGGGAGTATATTGTGTGCTTGCCCAATAATAATTGGCTTGCCCACCAGATGAAGCAAAGGCCTCTGCGCCCGTACTTTGGAAAGCAGCAACCGAAGTTCGAGCAGGAGTGCCTGAAGTGTAACTTGACCCTCTGCTCGGAACAGCGTTCGTATTTGTTCCAGAGAGCGTGTTATTAGCTTGAGTGGTTGGCTTTAAGTTAAAATAACAAATTTCCAATTCATTTGTTGCAGGCATGTACCAATCGGTATATCCACCGATAGACAATCCCTCGCAAAACTGAGCAGCAGGATGGGCGGCATTATTCATGTTCGCACTATTAGTTGGGCCATCAATAAGAGAGGATGTTCCCGCAGTAGATGAGTTATTTGTTTTCCATCTCAGGTTTGTACCTTCACCACTAGCCTTAGGTGCAATTATTAAATAAAAATTTGCGACTCCAGTACCTGCTGTGGAAATTTGACCAGCATAATATCCACCCCCTGTTGCTGTGCCAATAGAAGGAACTGGCACAGATGCCGTATTTGCTGAATTTGCACTAGCACTTCCAGCACTATTTGTGGCTGTTACAACACAGCGAATCGTAGAGCCTGAATTTAAAATATCAACTAGATATGTACTTGATGTTGCCCCGCTAATATTTGTTGTTCCTTTTTGCCACTGATACGTATAAGTGGGAGTGGGAGTTCCTGTCCATGTTCCTGTTGAGCAAGACAGTGTATTTCCTACGGTTGCGGTTCCCGTAATAGCAGGAGCTACGGTATTAACAGGCGCAATACCCCCTTGTGAAGCCCCGATAAGCATTGCCATAATTCCACTCATGTCACGTTTCCTGAAACTACGCAAACAGTGCTGCTAATGAAAAGCACCGTAGCAACGCCTCTTGTCGCCAAAGTCATTGTGGCTTTGTCGCTGTCGGTGCCAGCTATGTAAGCAGTCGTAATCGAACAAGTGATCGTAATATTGCCGGTGGTGTTGTTGAATAAGCTGATTACATCACCTTCAGCAAACGTAGCGTCTGGAATCGTAATCGAGCCACCTGAGCCAATCTGAACATACTTACCAACATCAGCGGTTGCAAGTATGTAAGACCCAGTTTTTGTGCCAACAGCAGGTATGTTCAAATATCCAAGTGTGTAGTTGGCTCCACCGTCAGGCAAAGTGACTGTGCGACTTGCGCTCAATGTCGCTGGAGTCAAAGTTACTGCATAAGACGATGTGCCGCCTGCGCGACCTGCAACAACAATCGCATCTTGTGTCGAGGCCGCTTCCGAGCGAATCGCATTAGCTGCTCTAAACGTCTGCGCTGCGGTAAAAGTCTGCGCCGTTCCAATCGTTGCTACCGTATCCGTGACGTTTGGAAGGCTCAACGTAGTGCTAGATGACAGCGTGGTCGGCTGCAAAGTAATCCGGTACGAAGAGCTGCCCCCAGCTCGACCTGCCAGAATCAATCCGTCTTGCGTCGATGTACCAGTGCCAATCGTCTGACCTGTTCCGTTGTAAAAGGTGTTTGCGCCTGTGAAAGCGTTATTACCAGCTAACGTCACATCGCCAGAAGCGCCCGCAGCAGAAGCCAACAAAGTCACCACACCAGACGAGTTCTCGCAGTACAGCTTCATGTCTGCGATGTTCAGCCCCAACTCTCCGGGAGCTAAATTCCCAGCAGTAGGAACAGCCGCGCCCGTCGTGCTGTGATAGATGACAATCGGCGTATATCCGGCTTGTGCCATTTCTTACTCCTTAGAACGTCCCACCGGATATTCCGGCAGTAATCGCATTAGTTGATGGATTGTAGGTAATACCAGCGTCTACTCCAAGTGCCTGATTGCTTGAGGTTGATGCCGCCACAAACGGAATGAAGAAGTCTGCATTCGTCGTCGTGGACGTTGTGCCGACGTTTGTAGCGTTGGTCGCCGTAGTCGCAGAACCCACAGACAGGGTGCTCTGAGCCACGTATTCAGGCGCTGCAGCCCCTGCCACTAAAACATAACCGGTCGCACCTAACGCCAACTTTGAAATTGTCGCAGTGCCGCTGGCGTAGATGATGTCACCGGCAGTGTAGCTAGTCAGACCCGTACCGCCGTATGCTGGGGTAATCGCGTTCGCGTTCCAAGTGCCTGCGGTCAGCGTTCCAACGCCGGTGATCCCAGTGTATGAGCCGCTGATACGTGCCGAATCAACCGTCCCAGAGGTAATCTGGCTTGCCGCTATCGCAATCGATACGTCCGTTGCGCTGGTGATCTGACCCTGAGCGTTGATCGCCAGCGTAACGGCGGTTGCCGCACCGCCATAACTGCCCGATGTCACCCCAGTGTTGGCAATATTGAATGTATAAGCTGGAGACTCAGAAAGCCCTGTTCCCGCTGTATAAGTCAGCGGTGCGCCAAACTGCGTAAAGGTAATACCAGTCGTGCCAATAGTGATCGGCAGCGGTGTCTGCTGCACCCACGAAGTATTGGCGTTCGCAGTACCCGAAGTAATCAGGAAGAAGTCGCCCTGATCGATCTGATCAACGCCCGTGCCTGTTGTATCAAAGTCAGTCGCACGAATCAGGATGTAAGGCCCGCCAGCGCTTCCCGCTGCAGACAGCGTATAAACGCCGTTGTGAGCCGAGTTCGACTCATTCTTGACCAGAATCCGGGTGCCATCGTCAGCAGGCGAGGTAAACGTATAACCATCAACCGTCAGCGCTCCGTTGACATTTCCTGTCAATGTCGCACCTACCCCAGATACCCCGTTGTTGTACGTATTCGCAGCTAAAGCCGCAGTTGTCGCGTACTTACAGGCTTGGTGGAAGTTGATACCTGAGGCAATCGAATCAGCGTAAGTCTTGTTGACGATGTCGTTGCCACTACTCGGAGGCGTGGTAATCGTCCCAGTTGTCATCGCAACCGAGGTAAACGTGCCCGCAGCCGGTGTTGTGCCACCTATCGTCGTGCCGTCAATCGCACCACCAGTAATCGCCACAGATGAAGCGGCTTGCGTAGACATCGTCCCCAAACCGGTAATATCGGTGTTTGGGATACTTGCTACAGCCGTGAATGCACTCGATCCGTTACCTTTTACGTAACCAGTTAAAGAAGTTGCGCCTGTACCGCCGTTGGCAACTATTAAGGTGCCGCCTAGCGTCAGAGTTCCCGAAGATGTAATCGGGCCACCAGTGACCGTTAGACCAGTCGTGCCACCCGATCCATCAACCGAAGTAACCGTACCCGCACCGGCAATCGCACCCCAAACAAACCCCGAGCCATCCCACTTCAGGAACGTATCGGCAGCCGTAGGCGCTACGGTGAAGCTCGTTGAATTCGGGCCGAGCTGATACAGAATCTGGTTTGCGGCACCGCCAATGACGTTCTCTGAGCCTGTAATCGTGACATTAGTCGCAGAGGTAATCCGGCCTTTGCTATCAACCGCAAACTGTCCTACCTGCGTGCCAGAGCCATAAGTTCCAGCGGCTACACCCGAAGCATCCAAAGAAATCGTCGGGTTGCCTAACAGGCCATCACCATCAGTAACGACGATCTCACCTGCCGTGCCAGTAATCTGCACCGCCCCCACAGAGGAGCTGTTTTGCAGGGTTAGGATGCCAGACCCACTGAGGCCATTTATAGAGCCTACAGGGCCATTTAGAGCGATGACTGGGTTACCAGCCACTCCGTCGCCATTCGTGACTGTAACGCCTGTAGAAGAGCCTGTGAGCGTCCTTCCGACAACAGTGCTGCCGCTCGTCTTGGCAATCATCCCGTTGACGGATGTTTCAAGGCTTCCAGAGGCACCGTTTAGGATAATCGAGATCGAACCTAGAGCGCCGGTGTCCGTTAAGCCTACGCCCGTACCACCCTGCAACCTGCGCGAGTTCGGCAGCGTTGACTCAGTGTTAACAGTGATGAACGTCTGCTGCTGGGTTGGGGAATTGGCAATTGCCGCAACCGTCGTCTGAACCGTCTGCCCGTTCTGGCTGATCGGAACCGACTCAGTGCCGGTAAGTGATTGCGCCGCCGGAAGCTGGCTTATCGTGACTTGTGCCATTATGGTGCCGTGCTAATAACATCCAGATTCCCGTTGTTCTCGGGATCATCTGTGTTTTGGTTAGTCGATAGTACAAACCCAGTTGTCGTCACAATATCATTCGGATCTACCGCCACGCTAACATCAGGGCGCGGGAACCGAATCGTGATCCGCTCAGTCTTTCTTGCCGGTAACCGATACGGGTCAAATTCATCTTTACAGTTGTGACTACAAACCATCAGCCCCGGAAAGTTCGGGTCTTTCTGTAAATCTGCGTGAGGACGCTTCATACGACACCTGTCGCATACTGCAATCGCAATATCCGAATAACCAAGGGTATCGAGAAATACTGGCATCCTTACCTCGTATACACAGCCGTGTTAGGCGCAAGATACACAGGCGACTTGTCGCGCTCTTCAGACTCAGCCAGCATCAGATACTTCTCTGCTTGCATCTCTAAATACTGAATCCGAGCCATATCAATGCCCGGCAGCTCCATCGACATCTGATGCGCCAACATGTTCTGTATTGCCAAATACCAACGATCAGGAATCTCTAGTTGCCCATCTAAAGCACCTACGTCCATAATCTGCCGCGAGTAAAAAACAACGATCTGCACGAACGGATCGCTTGGCACAGGCCATAGGTTGATCTGCGGTCGTGGAATTGTCCGGTTGAACCAGAATTGATACGGCTGGTTCGCAGTGAAGTTTTTGTTCGGCAAAGACACGTAGTCATCCCGGTTCAGACGCGCCATCGGGACTTCTCGGCTGTTATTGCCTACGTAAAACTCGCGCACCTGTAGCGTATTGCCGCCAGTCTCGCGCATCCGGTAATACTGCTTACTCGCACCCGGATCAATCTGATACCAAAGCCACTCGTTATCGACCCAAGTCTCTACTCCGGTGTCTTCGAGTAACGTCCACGTTGAGCCATCGGTTGAGGTCTCAAAAAGGATGTGAAAGTTTCCTGATACGCCCGGAAGAATACCAATAGAACCAGCATAGATAGGGTTATTAGTGCCATAGTTTACCGAGATGTTGCCGTTAGGCGATGTTTGAACACAAACAGTGTTGATGTCGCTGTCAAACGCATTATTTGCATTGCCAGAAGACGCCGAATAACCGCCCGAAGGCCGATTCATCGTGCGGTAGTTGGCATTGAGAACGTCAATACCGCCCAAAGGCAGCTCATAAATGAACTGATCAGCCTTTAGACCAATAACTTCCTGCCCAATTGCCCAATAATTGATGCCAATATTGGCTAGATTGGACAAAAGATAGAAAAGAGACTGCTTGGAAGCGTAAATTTGCTCAGAAGTCAGCTCTTCAGCCAACTTTCCTGAGCGTCGAGCGCCGTGATCGATCAAATCCTGCACTGAAATGACCGTTTGACCGACTGTTCCAGAGTAAGCCATCTATTTCCCTCACCATCCCGGACAATTCCAACGCTTCATCGAGGCTCTAGCCCTAGAACCCTTCTCACTTTTCTCAGCCACAGGCCCCATACGCGCACAAAAGGAGTCTCTGCGCTTACCGCCCTCCGGTTGCGGAGCCTTCAAGTCACTACCCGTCTCACGGTTGTACTTCGCCCGACCCTTCGCTGTCAATCCAGCACCCTGATCCGCAGGCAGTTTTTCGCCCCTGCCTATAGCCAGACTCACACCACCCTCTTTCATCGTCTCTGGGAGCTTTTTATAGGCCTTCTTGCCGACGTTTGACTGAGTGTACTCTTTGGCGACATCCTCTGATATGCCAACTTTCTTAGCAATCTTAGGGTTGTATTCAACCGCCTTCATCAGACGGAACTGAGCTTTAGACTTAGCGGGCATTACGGCCCCTCTTTCACCAAAAGAATGATGAACATCGACGAAACGGAATTGTTGTTTGCACTAGCAATCGCAGTTGCTTCAACCGTTGTCTTCTCTGGGATTGCAAGCGGGTACTCAAACACATAGTTTGCAACACCGTTGTTGATCGTGGTAAGCGCTGCAGTCATGCGAATGTTGTTCGTACCACGAGTCAGTAAACGACCTTGGACTTGAGTTGACCCGCTAGGCTGACCAGCCGAAAACAGACCCTGAGACACATACCCCGTATATCCTGCTGGGATGGTGTAACTACCTGTGGTCGTGTTGTTGTAATCTAACTTAATGATGTCGTATACGGTTGCAGGAACGCCAGCAGTCACAGTACCTGTACCGATGTAAATGTCACCAGCGGCACTGTTTCCAGAACCTGCGGTCGCCACATAGGCGTAGTTCACACGAAGAAGTGACGCAGTCATCGTGACCGCCGTCTGACCAGTCAAGGTCACAGTCTCTGTGACTTCGTTGTAGTTAGCATCAAGACCCTGCACAACGACGGTACGGGCTCCTGTGCCATTGCCTGTGTCGTTCGCGCTCGTCGAACTAACAGTCATCTGCAAAGCAGCCGCAGGAAAAGTAATTAAACTAGCTAGAGGCCAAACCGAGACTTGAGTTTGGTCAACATCACCGTTGAACCCAAAGACAGTGACGTTTCTGTGCCCCTGAATTTGACCGCGAGAGACTTGCAACTCGAACGGTTCATATGCGCCTTGACGCGAAATGGATGAAATTACGGTTGCCATGCGGCTCTCCAAAATAAATTAAAAGTGGGAGCCGAAGCCCCCACCTTATTTAACACGCACCGCCGTAGCGCTTTTTCGTCGGTGTTACTGTCCGACTTACTTCGCGCTCAGTAGTTGTTACCGAGCCAGAACCCTGCAAACCCTTCTTCAGCTCTTCGTATCCCTTCCGTAACCGATCTGGAAGAGACCTCAGTGCATCCACTGGGTTTTTCAAAGCATTCAACATAGCCTCGCGGTCAGCCTCATTTTCAGCTTTTTGATCCGCATAGAATCTGTCGTAAGCCTTCGCTTGCTCTTTGTCAGACATGCCACCTTCTGCGTACTTTCGTACTTTGCCACCCTTTTTATAGGTGCCAGAAAGTTGGTTGATGCTGACAGGGGTGGGCGGCTTTTTGTAACCCTGAGGCATCTTTTCAGCCTTTCCAGAGTCGTTTACCGATCCACCCCTAGCAAACTTTTTTAGGGCACCGCCCTTCTTAAAGCCGCCACCGTTACCTTTACGAACACTACCAGTGACCGTGTTAGTTACGCCGGGATGGGAACTGCTGACGTTACCCTCAACGCCACCACCCTTGGCATACTTATGAGCCTTGCCACCGTGCTTGTAGCCACCACCGTTGCCCATCTTCACATCGCCAGTTTCAGCCGGTGAGTGATCAGGCGTAGCAGTGTGCATCAAGGTTTCAACGTACTTTCCAGCACCCTTCTTCGATGCGCTCACAGGGATGACGCTGCCGCCATTCTTAAAGCCACCTTGATCCATCGGAACACCGCCGGTCTTCAGACCTTTGTGTGCTTTGGAAGCAGGCATATCGGCGTGCTTTTTCAACGCCTCAGGCATACCGCCATCTTTCATCGGACGGCGCATTTTCATCGCCTTACGACGCGAAGCCATCGTAGGAGCAGCAGGAGCCGCACCACCAACAGGCCCCGGAGGCAGGCCAGCGCGAGAGAGAACGCCTGACATACCGCCGTCAGCCATCTTCTTGCTGCCTGTGCCGTGATCTTTAGCCTTCATCTTAGGCATAGCTACATGCCCACCCTTTTTGAGCTTTAGCTCAATGCTAGGCTCGGTGGTCATCATTTTGACCATTGGTTTGAACTGGCCCATAGTGTGGCTCCTCAAACTTTCTGAGCATACACAACGGT